GACTGCCCCTGTGCAGCTAGACTGCCCCTGTGCAGCTAGACTGCCCCTGTGCTCCCTCGCTTCTCTTCGGTCGCACACCAAATTTCCGTTTACAAACAAATTAATTTTCATCTAACTCACGTATTAAGTCATTAACATATTTTACACATGAATCCAACTCGTCATATCCGTCCAAAATCATAGCACCCACAGTGATATGAAGTTTGTCTATCACTTCTTTTTTGAACAGCACGGCATTCGCCTTGCTTGTATCAGACTTTTCTATTACCGTTATTGCGGAATCAATCATCCTAGTTACTTCGGATGGCGGCATCATAGGGATATCAGCACCTTTCCGCCAAGACTGATATTCTCTCATTTTTTTAATAAGTTCTTTTTTTCTCATGACAAGTCAGATATAGACTTTTTAACCTCATTAAATGACTTATCCGGACAATATGAAATTACACCATTGTTTTTACCATAAACATACAGGCTTCCTTCCATAAAAAGATTGCCGTAATTATCTTGTTTGAAATAGACCTTGTTTATCTTTTCCACAAACTTTCTATTTCTCCATTCTCTGTACATTTTGAACAAATTTTTCATATATCTAGTGTTTAACTGACTATACATTCCTAATAAATAATGGGTGGTTATAGCATAAATGAAAAGGACTATACCACCCCTACCCCTTTTAAATTATGAAAAGAATTAAGATCCAGGCAACAGTCCATAAGACAAATATTGTTTTAATGATCTTTTATGGTACAAATATAATAATTATTGTGAATTAAGCCAAAATTAAACAACAATCTCCCAATCATCGGCAAACACATCGCTAATAGACGGAACCCATGAATCAGCACGCCCGGTGTTCTCATTGTAAATAAGACACTGGCTTGTATAGTCAATGAATCCTTTGCCTTTCAGAATAAGGTCTTTTGCTGATTGCGGAAGAGATTGCATCTTGGGAATAATGTCGCTATCAATGTGTGCCAGTACATGTTTGATAACCCATAGGCCCTTATCATTCCAGCCGTTTCTACGGACAGCATAACCGTATTTAAGAGCCTTGATCGCCATACCAAAGTTCATATTCCGCACTTCTGCGTCATCAGAACCTTGCATACGCTGTATGAGAGTATCAAGAAGCCGTATATAGTCGAACATAGTACAACACTGCATTTCCAGTAAACACTTGTTGTACATATCATTAACGACTTCATCCATTTTCCCTGAATCTATGAAAGCGGCTAACTTTACATATCTTCCATTGAGTTCTTTGGCTTCTATCTGCATACGGTCAACTGTTGTTTCGGCAATATTATACGCCTTTTCAAACGTATCTTTAGGACTCCAGCTTTCGTATCCATCTTCATAACGAACATGATAGCCCTCATCATCGAAATTTTCCGTTGACGGTTTTTCTCTAAGAAGATGTTTTCCCCACGCATCACCTCTTGTAATAGGTTCTGCTTCAATCTGTTTTGTTCCAATGTACTTTTTCATATCAATATGATTTAATTGCTATCTTGTTCCAAATAAAGTATTTTAAATACCTCCCTTTCTATCTTTGTCACAACGCTCTCATCAAATTTGTCCTCATCAATGCTTTTTATGTAGTCAACCAAAGAATGAATCTTCCTGTTAACATGAATCATAGTAGAACGAACATCATCAATCATCACGCTGTTTGAAGCCTTATCCATCTCCTTGTCTGCAAAAGTTCTCTCATGTATAGTTCCATCTTCCTCAATTTTGTATGAAGGAATTTTGAAAAACTCACATACATCAAAACGGCTCATAAGACTAACTACATTCATCATGCTTGTAATATCATCATCAGAGCAATCCAATACGATATCCCTATAATCTTCACACACCAAACAACTCTTAAAAGAAAAATACGGGATATCATCTTCCGAATCAAAAGGCCATGTTTCTTTATACTCGTTTGTTTTCATCTCAACAAACTTAGAATGATCATATCCAACAGACTTGTATTGATTGATATCATCAATCCACCCCATAAGTTTAGACATTGTATCATTCAAATACTTTTCATATAACACAACATCATAATACAATGCAGGTAAAGCATTATCACGGGAAGAGAAAGTTACAGGTTCAGAAATAGATTTCAAAACGGATAACTTACCCAACACAAAATTAAATATGTCAGCTAAAGGAAATTTACTCTTTATTCGTTTCATTATTAACTACAAAAAAATCGGATGGAGGAAAACCCGAAATATGGCAAAAAAGATAAACCTCCATCCGCAAACAAAAACAAGAATTTAATCAATACAGGCAAAAACCACACATTTCTGATAGCATTGCAATACTAAAAGGGCAAATCATCCCGTCTTTCAGGCTGGACAGGTGCAGGTGATGGAGCTTGTGCTGGTTGCGGCATATCTATCTTAAAGCACCCAACTTCATTGTAATATTTACCCTGGTATTCTCTTGCTCTGATTTCAAGATGGGCAGTAATAGTATCACCCTCTTTCAATTGAAGATCACACAGGGTGCCCATTACATAGAAATACACCTCTTTGGAATACATGGAACCAATTTCCTCAACGAGATAATTTCTCTTCTGCCAAGGATTACCTGCCTTACTTGTACCAGCCTGTAACTGACCTACTTTCTTTACTTTACAATTTAATACTAAATCCATTTTTTTATTTTTTATATTTTTCTTCTTTAATCCGATCCAATTCTCTCATTGCGGACAGCCTTCTTTTGTGAGCGTCCACCCTTATCCAGAAAACCTTCCAGCTAACTTCCTTACCATTAGTGGTGTTCTCTTTAAGTATCTTGCCACATTTAAAAATCTCGTTGACAAGATAATCATACCGTTCTTTATCATAGCAATATCTCATGCGACAAAAGTAATATTAAAAAATAAACTAACACAGAAAACAATACTAAAAATAGTTAACTAAATGGTTAATTCTTCCTCTTCCTCTTTCGACAATGCTTCCACGTCACCATCTTCACCTTTAGGGAAATACAGTTCGTCAAGATAATCACTTGCTTCACTCTTATCAGTAAAACTCTTTATAACACTTCCCCGTTTGCTAACGACACGGTAACTAATATTATCCTCTGCTACAACTTTGTAACAATTTAAATCATCCACATCTACAACATCGGGAGCATTATCATCAATACGCATCATGCTCAATATATGAGAATACTCGTTCACCTTCACCGTACAGGAAAAAACATTAGGAACTGGTTCTATTATCAATCCGGCATTTATCAATGAATCAAAAACAGAACGCCTGGGCTTATATTTCAGTTGCCTCCTTATAAACTTCAACGTTATCATATTATCTCCCCTCTGTGCGGATAATACGCACAAACGTAATACCCGTAACGCATCAATACTACATAGAGGTGAAAGGTACTTGTACAACTGGACAGGAGTAAATTTATGGTAATAATCAAATACTCCCTCTTCCTCTATTTCCCTTACACGCCTTTCCCTTTCTTTATTTCTTACCGTTAAATTAGTAGTTTTCCTTACAGACATAGACTACCCTTTCCATGTATCGTTTTCCTTTATCCATTTACGTTCGTCATCACTAAGATCACCTGTTGATTCACGATGATATACACACTTGTTGCATAACCCTGCCTTGGCACGGACACACTTGTCGCAATCGTATGGGAAAAACGCTATGGTGGTCTTGTCATAGAAATCCTCACTAGCATCATCGTCAGAAAGCCATCCTTTGAACTTTGCAAGCATATCAAGCGCACCTTTCACATCCTTAAAATCAGCAGTGTCTATATCAGAACGCTTTAGGAAACTTTCTATAAGGCTTATCGCATCTTCAAATTCAAGGTTATCCTTGTTTATCAAAGTCTTTGTCTTTTCCTTATTCTCACCTTCCAACACACGCCTCATGGATGGTGTCACATAATCGGAAGCAAGCATGGAAGATTTGGCATAATTGACAATCTGGGTTATTCTTGGAGAATTAACCCATTGCTTAGCTTTCATAAGCAAAGAACGCTCTGACATACCCTCATCAACAACGTGTGTAGCCCTGTAAAACAAGACAGGATTGGTATCTATGACATAAGCGGACGCAGCCCATAACTCCATCTCATTCGCATCATCAATATGCTTTGCTATATCAATCTTCTTCTGTTTTTCATCGTCAATAAGAAGATTGTTACTAAGGGGAAGTTTACCCCATCCTTTATTCAAACCCATTATCTTTCCTCCTTTATCCTAGACTTTATCTCCCTTACCCTCTCGTCAAGTTCAGAAGAATATTTAAAAAGATTGTATATGCTACTCCTGTCAATACATAGGAAATCAGAAATTTCAGACATACTTAAACCCATGTCACGCATGACACAGCACACAAGAGCACGGTTCATCACAATATCATGCTTCCTGCTTTTCCTGTTAACATCAGTATCGGAGAGTCCGCTTGCCGCTAGAACTCTCCTAAAAATCAAAGCGTTGTCAGCCTTTTTTCCCATTTTCCACATTTTCCCGGTCTACGATTAATTGCATTATATCAGCGTAACCAGCCAAATCAACCATATTGTCACGCTTTTTATGGAATCCCTGTCTGCATAGTTTTACAGCTATCTGTACAGCAACACAGTCATAAGGAGATAATTCCTTTCCCGTAATCAAAGAAGCCATCTTGGAAATGTTTTCAAAATTAACTACTGCATCACCATAGTCAGACTGTCTGCTATTGCTACGGATATCCTTTGCTTCATCAAGGATGCTTCTCTCTTTAACATGATCAACATAAGCAATACAATCTGAAAAAAGAATATATTCTTTACCCTGGTCATCCGCACAAAGAAACTTTTCACCATTCTCAAAACAGTATTTAACAGTGACAAATTTACCGAACACATTTGACTTGCTTACAGAATCTTCACCGTGAAGTGAAATGTATTTATCACGGTTTATAATTTTAACCTTGCTGTTCAACGTAACTCCGATCATAACAAATCACCAACTTTTATGTTATCCGCATCCTTCTTATCAGAAAAGAAAATACGATCATACTTCGTTTCACCAAACTCAACAAACATGGCTAAGATAAAATACTTGTTCAGTACACTATCATAACCCTTGTCGTAAATCTTGTTTATCTTTTTTGTTTTCATACTTACTTACCTGCATTGTTTGTAGAACCAAAACCTCCATCGCCCCTATCCGTTGAATCAAGGCTTTCAACCTCAACAAATTCAACCTCAATATAATTACTGAAAAGAAGCTGAGCAATTCGCTCCTTGGCGGCAATATAGAAAGGCTCTTTCTCAAAACTTTTCACTATAACACCGATACAACCAGTATAATCACAATCAATAACACCATCCAACACATCTGCGTCATGATACTTCCCGTCAACGCCAATAATACCTTTCAGAGAAAATCCACTTCGAGGCTTGATGATAGCCTTCATATTTGATGGCATCTGAATGGCTATACCAAGTTTAATCAGATTACGACCTTTTCTTATCAACGTGTTGTCAGGAACATACAAATCATACCCGGCAGCACCATCAGTTTTTTTTTCGGGAAGAACTGCATCCCGTCTTAATTTTACGAATTTTACTTGATTCATTTTTTTATTTTTCTCTTTAAATCATACATAGCGCATTCCCTGCTTCTGTAAATCTTGCTTGCAGGATAAATCACATCATTGACAATAACAAAGCCGACAACAGGATCGGTAATGGGAACTACTTCACCATCAACAATGGTGAAATGATTTTCGGACAAAAGCCTTCTCATGGCAGCAATCTGTTCGAGAGTAGCCTTTGAAATATCATAACCGTTTGAAAAGTTAAACTCTGAATTACAGATAAGAACATTCTTGTCATTATACAAGAAATTAGCTTTCAAACCACCATTGTTGATAAACACATAATCCTTTACATGTCCTGTCCTGCTTTTAGCAAACAGGAAATCTCCTTTCTTGAAATCGTCAATCTTTACCAACTCATAAGTACAATTGTCAATCTTCTTCAATATATACCCACTAGGCAGTTTTATTACATTTGAATTAGTCAAATCCATTTCGTTCCTCCGTATTCAATCTAAATGCAGCTTCCCTAGCCTGATCCTTCGTTCTATACAACTCTATTTTTTCAAACATACGACCATCATCACAGTCATACGTACACAAGGTGACAGCCCACATATTACCACGTGGAGAATAGAAATACTTACCGTAATCCTTTCCCATCACCTTACCGTCAATTCTTACTTCTCCTTTAGCCATGCTTATTCTTATAAATTTTTACCAATAATCATACAAACAGATGCTCCAAATGGAGGACATGACATATAAGCAAAAGTAACAAACACGCCAAAATCACAGAATATTTTTCTATTACCCCTAGCACCAACACACTTATATATTCCTAAATCCTTCATTTTTTTTACTAAACATCTTTTTGCTGGAATCTCAAGACCTTTATTCTTATATAATTCATATATACGTTCAGCAAATTCGTTGGTATTTATAATGTTATTTAAACTTACGGAATATGTGCTATTGTCCAAAATAAAATCAACCAATTGAGATAAACAGTATAGACCGTCTTTCTTTTCGATAACAATATTATCAATATAAAAATCCCCATTAACATAATCAAGAAAAGGAGTTTTATCTAATAAAAAATACCTATCAGAAAAACGATCACCAGACATACCACAATTAGCTTTATTCAACATTACATACTTTTTAGACATAATGTCAAAATAATACTTTTCCATTCTATTTAAATCGGATGGATTACATTCTTCCAATATAGAAAATTCAATATCATTAATATCATAGTCTGATATTTTATCCATATTTGGATGAGTTTTAGATCTAATCATCCTTTTATGGCCATCAATTCTTTTAGAAATTCTAATAGATTGACCAACATAACAATAGTTTTTATACAAAAACATATAAATACCACAATCTTTCATTTTTATCAAATTTTAATTATGCAAATATAATAATAAAATTGATTAAAACAAAATTATGTCACGATTTATTTCCTCACCCCAAACTTTTTCCTAAACTCATCAGCAGAACACGCTATGCGCTGACCAAGATGGTCTACATACAAAACAGCATCTTTAATCATTCGGTCATTCTCGGCAAGCATGTGGATAATACTGTCAACAACACACTCTTTGCCGCTACCTAATTCAACATACTTATTACCCATGACAATGCAGTCTTTTTCCTTCAAAGGAACAATACGTTCAATCTTGCTTTCACGATATTTTTTCAGCTTTTCAAAGAACTCACGGTGCATGACACGCTCATTCTCATCCATCACATAGTAAAATTCACAGCAAATATCATTAACATCATTTACTGTAGTGAGTTCAATAATGTTTTCAGTAGCATTCTGCAATGCGTCAAAGAAATTCACATCATGCTCATCCAATACTTCTTCCATCATTCTATCAATGGAAGCAATAGCCGCGTTCTTGAAATCAATATCGTCACAACGAAATCCCAAAGAGATATAATTACGCAAGGAAAGAAGATTTTCCTTAAAATCAATTTCTAATTCAATATCCATTCTCTAAATTGTTTAATGTTAATACTCTTCAAATTATTAATAACAGCATCTCCGATATCATCGTTATGCTTCAATCCTAAAGACAGGCTAGGGAACTCCCACCATTTCGCCACACGTCCTTTGTCACCCCACAAAGATATAGCTTTATTATCAAAGTCGGGGAATAAAATAACATTTTTTGGCAATTTATTTCCAAGCTGGTTTATTCCTCCACAAGCCGTCCATATAAAACCGTTACCAAAAGCCATAGAGGCTATTAGGGCGGTTTTCTCCGATTCAACCATACAAGTTATCGCATCGCTACAATAATCTCCTGAAAACGGCTTAAAAAAGCCACGATGGGTAAACCCTTCACCCGTAGTAAACTTCCTGAAAGCATGGGTTTCCTTCTTCCTGTGGCCGTTCACCCCATATCTTATCCTGTTGTCATGGCATACGTTACCATCCTTGTCAGAATACCAGAATACAGAGGATTCCCTTCCAAGACACCCTACCTTGTACCTTGAAAACACATCATTCACGGAATCAACACCGAAAACACCTAAAAGGTACTCATACAGATTACTCCCCTTCCAATGCCCGGCATCACTAAGCCTGTCAACATACTTCACATCAACAAACCTTGATTCCTGCTTCCCAGAATCATACTCCCTCTCGTAAAAATCCTTCAAACTCATCCTGCAACCATCCGGGCTTGACAGAATCCTAAAAGCATCAGAAGCACTGCTGCAACCGGGAAGATAAGACACGAGAAAGTCAAACAGGTTGACAGAATCACCGCCCTGCTCGGTAACGGTGATACTGCCCGACTTGTTCATATAGAAAACCAGCTTGTCTTTCCTGCTATGGCTCTCCAGATTTATCCGGGCAGGCAACGTCCACCGCTTACCCCTACGCCTTAAAGGAAGCCCAAGCACGGTATCAAGATTGGCAAATATATATTCATAATCAATAGAACCCATATTACTTAAAATTATGCCATCCCTGTTTCAAATCCCTAAAGAAATCGCTTAATGTATAACGATAATCGTCAGGATATCCCAATGAACTTGACAGGCATGAAACATACCCGTAAGGTTTTTTACCGTCACTCCACCTGTACATCATCTCAGTAGGAACCATAAACACAAGAAGAACAAATACAATGTCAATGTATATGAGAAACATGACAAAACGAACAAAGCATCTCATAATCATTCCTCCACATCCCCTAAAAGAAGTTTCTTTGCATAACGCAACGCAAACTCCCAATTGTAATAAAACGTACCTAGCAAATCAAAAAACAGGCTATACACGGCATTCTTGTAACCATCGGGAACGAAATACATGATATCATCCATCATACGGATATCATCACTGAACCTAGCATTCTTTGTCGTATAACGCCACAAACCGCCAACGGCAAGTATCTTGGCGTGTTCATAAACATGATAGTCAATGGAATATACATCACAAACGTAATCATTAAACCAATCTTCATTGTCTAGTACACCACTAACAGGGCTTGCCGACAAAATCATATTAACAAACACACCAAAATGACAATACTGCTCTATCTTACCCGAATCATTATCAAACTCAACCTTGAAAGCATCCTTGCCACTCTCATTAATACTGGAAACCATGTCACTTACGTAAAGCGTCTTTAACCACTGGCTGAAATTATACCTTTTCAAACCAACCCTGTTACGAGATTCATTTATCGCACACTGGGCATCAGACACACATACATACCAATCAGAAGTAACACGAATACTTCTATCAAATAAAACAATCTCTTTATTATCCATATACAATAAAATTTTTCAGCAAAAATACATATTAAAGTAATATGGTAAAAACAACAACGGTTAAATAATATTAAACAGATAACTTATTCTCCTTCCATTTTTTAGCTTTTAACAAACCAACACGGACAGCTTCATTGTTATTCCATTTAAAAATGTCACACATAAGAGATATATATTCATGAATCTTATCTCTATACAACAACTGTTCTTCTGTTGCGTGTTGCCAATCTGTTGTTATACCACATTCTTCTTTTATCATAGTGCACAATAAAGACATAGCTTTTGAGAACTGGCTTTTATTGGAACAATTATTATACAGCGCACCAGTCATTTCTTTAAATGAATCACCGCTATCATTACGATATTCAAGAAGTTTGTCGAATAACCATTCATACACCTCAACTTTCAACTTTGGATTTATAGCCAACGCCAAATCCAAGAATAAAAAAGGATGAATCCATGTATGATGCCCTCTACCCCTTCCACTGATAATAGCAGTGCCATACTTTTTTTCTAACTCTACAATAAACTCTCTTGTATTATTGCTTTGCCGCCACTGATAAAAATTAAATTCAGGAAACCCATTATTAATCCTCCAAGCATTACCAGCTTTAACCAAATCGGTAGCAGACAAAAATTCACTTTTGCTTTTTTGGGAAATCTCATGCCCAAAAAGAATTCTTTTCATTTCAACTTCTGTTTTCATAATAAAAGTGTTTTAAAATACAATGCAAATGTATATACTATTTATTATAAAAGCAAATATAAAACACTTTTTTTCAAAAGACATTTATTTATTATAAAAAAAACATCACTTTAGAACGGCAAATCCTCCTTCATTATATCATCAGCCTGTTGCAGAAGGTATTCGTCAGGATTATACTTCCGTCTTAATACGACCTGAAACAATCTGTTCCTGTTCTCATCCCACGCGGAAGTGACGGAATAGCCTTCCTGGCGTATCATGTCAACCATCTTTCTCTTGCTGTAAGGTCTAACGCCACAGTCATTGCAGTATGCTATGTATTTCACATACAAGTCACGGTCACGGATAGCCGATTCCTCAATATCTCCCGAAGAATCATACCCCGAATCGTAAAGATATGACAGGACACTGTTGGAATCACGTCTTGCGTTCTCCGTAACGGATTCTATCGTATAGCTTTTCGTAAACTCACCTTTATTCTTCACAAACCGTCTTGCACCCTCTATTATCCAGTTGATAATGGCTGCCGATTCCTTTGACAGCTTCAACGGAAGAGATCTGTCCTGTTCCGATTCCTTAAACACACGATAGAACGGGATAACAAGGGAGCGTCTGAAGTGACCATAAGTCTGGTCCGAAACGGAAGGCATCTTGTTAAGATTGGCCATGAAAGGCGGCATCATGTCGGCAAGGAAAGGCTCACCGAACGGAAGGCGTGCCATAGTAGGCTCACCGGATATGAACTTCTTATACTTGCCACCGCTCACATCCTTCCCTCCCATCTCTGAGGCGTAGTTGAGCAGCTTGCCGTTTATCATCGCTATATTGTACTCGCAAGTAGACTTGTCACCCGACAGATCAGCCATCTCCATATAAGAAACATTATCTTTCCCTAGCGCGTTGACAACAGCGTCAAAGAACACCGACTTACCGTTACTACCACAACCGAGAAGGTAACACATCTTCTCCATCTTGATCTTCTTCCTGTCAACAAAGGCACACCCCACAAACTCCTGCAAGGCATCCTGGGTGTCCTTCACAGGAATCACATCGTCCAGGAACTTCTCCCACAACGGGCTGCGCGCCAACGGGTCATAATTGATATTGATACGTATGCACGATTCTATCATAGGAGAGAAATCGAACGTTTCCATCGTTTCCGTGTCAAGGACACAATTGTCAAAGGTGATGAAGTTACGCTTGGGATTGAATATCTCATGCGTCACGTTCTTTACGATGGTACGGTAGAAACGCTCGCTCGTATCGGTCATGTACAGTTCGCTAAGACCGTTTATGCGGCACAAATCCATGCACAGGCGCATCAGATCCTCCTTCATCATGGGAACGAATATCTTACCGTCAAAAGCCATGATGGAACCGCTCCTGTGCCGCCTGAAATTGCATTCCCTGCATGCATCGGCTATATCCATCTCGACCATAGCGGATATGGAACGCTTCCACTCGCCTTCATCCCTTGCTTTACGGAAACCGCGACCACCGCCCTTGTCCGCCAGCTTGCCCATAACGGAATCAAGGATGTATTCATAAGAAGCCTTTGCTGATTCAGCGACAGTCATCTTCCCCTCCTTTCTCTACCGATCCTACCTGGTCCAGCGATTTATCCCGGTCCACAACCTTCCCGAACATTACAACGGGATACAGGTCATAATCGTCCGTTGATATGTCAGGGCGTGCGTCCATATCGTCAAGCGAAGAGTACACGTCCGCGATGTGTTCCAGTTTCCTGCACACGATGGAATCACGTCTTATCCCGTAATACTCTATAAGATCAGCCATGTACTGTATGGTGATGTCCTTGAACCATGTGAACGCATCGTCACGTGTCCTTGCCCCGTCACAGCAGGTATTGAACGTGTACCCGAAACGCCTCATCTTCACGAAATAGCTGTTCCGCCACAACGACACCGACTTGTCCATCTCGTTCCCTGCATTGCGTATGGCGGTGACGATGCTTCCGGGAATGAGCGCGCACCGTGAAACGCGAGCGGCAGAAGGCTTCCCGTTCGCCCCGATCCCATCCACCATATCCACATCGGGCACGAACCTGAGGTCATCCACGCTCCTTCCGCCCACAACGGACGTATCATGGCGCATGAGATAGTCCGCATCCACGATATGATCGTACTGCCTTACCTGGTCCTCGCACCAAGAAGCGAATCTCCTTAACGATCGCTTCCACTCGGAAGGAAGCACATACCCGTACCTTGCACATATCTCCGCTATATGCTTTCTCTCCTTCTCCCATTTGCTCTTCATCTTCCTCTCGTACTCCAGCACTTCACCCTCCACGCTGACACCAGCTACCTGTGCAGCCATAGACCTTGCAGTTAAAGGTACGGGCACGCGCCTGATGAATGACGCTTCCGACACGAACACCGCCTTCGTTCCGTCATCCAGAGGCTCGTCAAGTTTAAGACAGCAGTGACGGTCCCGGAAGCTGACGAGCGTAACCCACCCGAACAGCCATGTCTGTACTCTCATTCCCTTGTACCAACGCTCCCTGTCGGGCATTGCATCGGACAGGCATATGACACGCCTTGATTCGGGCAACCTAAGTTTAATCTCTATTTCTTCTTCCATCTTTACACACACATTTATATGTTTTTACCTGCAAATATAGCGCAAAAAACAACACGAAAACACATAGTTAAATTAATTAACTGCAAATGTTTACGTGGTTAACAATTACGTGTCAAGGAAGATAGTTTATCTTTCTTTACACAAGATTTTTTACTTTCACGTCCACAGTATGCTTTGAATAGGAAAAATAAAAAATATTGATTGTTGTTATTTTTTACTTTTGTAATGATTTTTCTCATTTTAGTTAAAATGATTTAACTATATTTTTTTATTTACTTGTTATTTTCTACGTTAACAAATGTAAAATTGGCTTAATTTAACATAAAATAAAAAATCTCAACACTGATAGTTGCATATGCAACTAATTGATTCGGGAAAATTCGTAAAAAACCTACGAAATTCGTTGATTTTTCGTAGACTTCGTAAACTCTTCGTTTTTCAACACTTGTCAAAAAACTCGCGAAAATTAGTGGTTAAATAGCTGAAAACAAGCTATTTAGTCTTGTCAAAAAAAATTGAATCGTAAATCGTTGAAAATTTACTCTCTATTAATTTGCATATTAAATGTTAAAAGTAATATATTTATACAATATATACATACACGTACACCTTACATACTCTATTACAATACATATACATACACAATACATACACATACAGACACATACAGACACCAAAACTGCATACGTAATTTAGTATAGATACATATCAAAACGACGAAATCAACGAAGAATACTGTAAACCAATAACTTATACTGCAAAAAAAGACATAAAAAATGCAACCACACCTACGAAACACACCAAAAAACCTACGATTTTCGTAACTTTTTATGTAAATATTTATCCGATTTTGTTGAAAACTACCGAAAATACACATCCAAAACGCAAAATCAGCCATCCGAGCAAAATTTGGAGAAAAAAAATTTTCAGAAAAAAATTTATCGGGAGCGACACACCCACATAGAAAACCCCAATAAAGGGGGTATACCACTGATTTACAGGTAGTTACGCTATATCAAACACCCGGATAAATACCATTTGTAAATAAAAAAGAATTTTTTTCTACGACAATCGAATTTTGAAATCTTTACAAGTAAAATATCTTTACAAGTGGCATCTACGAAGATTTCGTAATTCCCTCACGTTCAGACACTTACAAACAAATTTAACACAAATTAACATTGAAAAATCTTGAAATTAAACATAATATTAAGCTAAAATAGGTCTTGCATGGTCGGATCTATTAATATTATGCAATATTAATTTAAAATATGTATATAAACTGTATTGATTTTGGAAAAAACGAGCTTAATTTATAATGAATGTTAATGAAATATACAACCTAATCAAAAACGCCGTATGTTTGCAGTGTCGGAAGGACAAAGAGATATATGACATATTGAAACAGCTTGCCACGGTGAGAGCGTGGTACAGATCCGCAAACCAGGATAAGCGGAATATAAATAGCGGTGTAGCTAGCCACGATGCAGAGGCACGGAATATTAGATAAGGGTGATAATGTTTTAGTGCGATATGTGATTAGCTCCTGATACGATATAATATAATGTATGTATACATAAGCCTTAATACTTGTCTGTTATGCACGGATAAGTAAACATACGATACGCGCATACTGTAATGTAGCTACCATGATATTGGTAACGGTTACAAGCCCGTATAGATACAGAGTACAGTATATAAACTTAATACATTATAATATGAAAGCAAAAAGAATCTCACAGAAAGCGGTTAAAAACATGATTAACGGCAACACTGCATTGCTGCATATCGGTAACTTTGATACGGGGAAACGTACCAATTTAAAGCGCGCGGTTAGCGAATGTGTATATACTAGTCGGTTGTGCAATCGGATAACGAAAAGATAGAATACTTAGTATATAGTCAACCTTATGTAGAACTATATGAAACACATATTGCAGCGTTTAACGAATACAAGCAAGTATTACACATTGGTTATAAGTGGCATGCAGTTTTTGATCGTGTCAGATCTGGGCTGGTGTAATATATGGCAAGTGTTTGACGGATCATGCGAAACGGACGGAGAGGATAAGGAATACAAACTAACTATATAGTTCTGTAACGGGCAAAGATATTGCTATTACAGAAAAACCAAGAAACAAGCCATTGCCGAATTTAGGCGTAATTTCGGGAACTTTAGAGGTTTTGTTAAAAACAATGGGAATTAGTATAAATCAATTAAATATTACAATTATGGAAAGATACGATTATTTGGAAGCGGTTAAAGAGGACGTGTTGAATTATATCAATGAGAACAATATAGTAGTAACCTCTGAAAACAGGGACGAAGTGGAAACGGATCTTAATGATAGATTATTTGTGTCCGATAGTGTAACGGGGAACGCATCAGGGTCATACACGTGCAATTCGTGGGAAGCTGAGGAATACATTTGTCACAATTGGGACCTGTTAAGTGAAGCGTTAACGGAGTTCGGTTGCGATATGAGTTATTTGGAAAGAGGCGCGGAATCATGCGACGTAACTATACGATGTTATCTGTTAGGACGGGCAATTTCGGAAGTATTGGACGAAGTGGAAACGGAAATAGAGGAAGAGGAAGAGGAATGAGAACGTTTTTTGCACAAGTTGAAACACGGTATCGGGCAATTAAAAATTGCCCGTTTACCCCTGCACACATTGTCAAGGTTTTTGGCGGTTATATGTGTTTTGAAAGTGATAATGATTATAGAGTTTGGAAAAATCAAAAGTAAAAAATAGCAATGAGAACAAATAATAACCTAGTAGATTTTGCGAATATATCGACATACGTGAGTTCTGAAAGTTTAGTACAGGAGGCAAAAGACAAACATAGTGATATATACCTTAATTTCGCTTACACCGATTATGGTGGATCATTTTTAGACAAGGTTATAATATCTTACTTTAAAGAATATTACCAAGAAAATATAGTACATGAAAAAACGTCCTGGAACGGTGAAAACGCGTTTATTTTTGGGGAACCTGCAAAAGAATTGTACGAGTTAATTATAGCGGGTAATATATTAGATTTTTATTATTTAGGACAATATTATGCCGAAATGAAATATAACATAATTGCAGACACGGCGCAACAATATATTAACGATAACGGGCTAGACAATGAGTTGTACGATATTGTTTGTGATTGGTTATCCGAAAACAGCTATCCAGAACCTAATTATTTAGATTATTCAGAAAATGATTTAAACGACTTTTTACAAAAATTAAAATAATAACAGTAAAACAAGCTAAGGATTTGTTAATAAATATTGCAACATACGTACATATACGTAAATTTGAAACAGGTAATAGAACTAATTTAAAACGTTCTATTTCTGTATGTCGTTATGCTTATAACGAATATAAGAATATCTTTGACAATATTAGTTTGGTAAATAATTGTAATAAATATTTGATACGTTTTGTTAAAAATATACAGCATGATCGAAACATTAATACTATTAGGTTGCCTGTATCTATCCATACGGGTAACAGACTATGTAGAAAAACAGAAACAATAACAATTTAAAAACGTGACATTATGGAAACAAGAAACGACATACCTAATTTGCTTGCAATGTATATACGCAATACGCGGGAAATATACGATATTACAACATGGCTGCAAAATTGCATAATTAAGAAGGCAAACAAGGGCATACAGCCATCAATAGAACACCTAGCAAATTGCAGCACAATGAAAACTATAATCAGAGAGGCCGCCAAACTGTTATACAAGTACGACGGAATAATACCTACAAAACAGGAAAAACAGCAAGCGGCTAAAGAGCACGCAAAATATATACTTGACGGTGTGCAATACTCCATCCAAAAACGCCAATAGAAGGCAAAATAAAGCCTTCTATTGAAAGATCTCAATCAATACCGATATATTATCCATAAAAACAAAAAACATTATGATACTAGTAACAGTAAAAAACAGCAAAACAGGTAGCCAATATATTTGTAAATCGGCCTCAAAAACGGTAAAGGATATAGCATATAAACACATAAGTTATCATTTAGTATGCAGACATAAAGATCACCCGTTTTTTAAACAGTTTTACCACGGTCCAAAAGGTATATATATAGATTCGCCCCGGTACAAAGAAATAGAAGCCCTAGAAAAACCTATCTGGAATACACCAATATACAAATTACTAGAGCTAACCATTACGGAAACACCCCTAGACGGGCGTACACGATACGCAAAACAGTTACCCGTATTCAATGCGGATATATTGGCGGAACTTACCTATTAATCAATCAAAAAAAAACAATATAATTATGATACAATTTACTATTAACAGTTTCAGCAATGGCAATCAGGCCGCCCGTACAACTCGATCAAAGACGCAATACAATACGGTGGATACTCCGTTTGGTGCAACGAAAAGATCAAAAAAGCATTCAGTTTCGGGAACGGCGCGGAAAAGGACTTTGAAAGGTATTGCAAAGACAATAAGTGTAAAATTGTGAGTGAAAACGAATTTTACAAAGAATTATATTCTTTGCCGTTGAAAGAATAAGAAACACACATTCAATTTATTCGGGAACAATTAACCATTATAATGACATATGAAAAAGAAATACGCTAAAGAACAATTACAGGAGGCAATTACTAAGGTAAGCAATGTAATGAATAATAATAAGGTAGTATGCTTTCAAAAACCAATAGTACCAGGCAATTGCCCTACGTTTGACGAAGAAACAGCAAACTATGTTAGGGAAAGACTGGAATTATACCTAAAAACGTGGGTGTTGCCAAATCTCAACGAAGTGTTAAACGAATTATCTAAATAATTAGTATTATGAAAAAACAGAATATAGAAAAAGAATTATATCCTATCCTTGAAAACGAAAGTATTAAGATAGGAACGTTTAAAGCTAGTAGAAGTATTAATACATTGGATTTTATCAGGGAAAATATCAAGTTTTGGAAAAGCTATGACGGGCACAAGTTACCCGAAAAACAGGTTAAACGAGCGTATTATAACGGCACCAGGACACAAAACATAATCAAAATGTACATAAATACACCCGAATTGATTAAGTTTGTAAGAGAGCACGCAAACGACTATAAAACGTTAAATCGAAAGGACGTACCTAGCTGCATAACTATTGATCATAGGCGGAGTGAACGTTATTTTTCCGTATATATCGAAAAGTTTGGGAACGTGCGTTTTGATGAAGTGTTAAGAGTTTTCCCTTTGCTTCCTAAATCATATTTGAACGAATAATGAAAGTGATTAAAGTAATTAGAGTTTTAAGGAGAATACTAACCGATTCAGATATTATAGATCTGTATGGTCTATATTGTGAATTTTACAAAAATATATAATAATATTATATAACATTGTAACCGTACCGTTTGAACAAATGAGAGAGATACGCAAGGAACTGGACCGATTTGTTAAGCCTATACAGATAGAGATTATCAAGAGTGATTTTCAAACTGTTTCATTCAGAGAATTAAGATAAAGCGGAAATAATGTGAAATATTTTCCCGGTATGGAGAACAACAAACAGAGCGACACTGTTACCGGGAGCAATTTTTACTTAAAAACGAAAATAAACGAAAGGTATGAATATTATTACAGATCATGCAAAGCTACGTTACAGGTTGAGCAATAATAGCGGATCAATAAATAAGGAGGTTGGAAACGATCAGCAAGCGGCCTATGATTTTGCAAACGAAATAAAAGAAACGGCAATTATACGCGGATATTTTGTTTTCAAAAAGCGTGGGAAATGGCGAACGAATACGGTATTCATTGATCATGTGTTTAGAAACATATTGTCCTAATATTGCAATGAACTATTACTAACTTATGAGAACGAAAAACTCCTGAACAATTACACAACCAATGGAATCATATAAACGACTATGTAAGGCGTCACGGAAAATTCATTGAATACGTGCGTTATAGTAACATTATGGCACATGAATACAGGCTACCAATATAATGCTCCAGTGTTGCACAAAGTAAACAGCTATCCTGGTATGGGGAACAACAAGCGGACCGCCACCGCTACCGGGAACTATTAATAACTAAAAAGCAAAAACAATGATTTACGAAGTACGCGCCTATTTGGGCAAAGGCGAAAACCTATATACCTGCATTTTCGCAACGATGGAAGCAGCAAGAGAAGAGGTAGAACGACTTACTAACGGCTGCAATTTGAACGGGGTAAAAATTATCGGAATGATTTATACTTTATCTGCTGTGAATCACAAATACGAACCTATCATCGAGAAAACCGTATTTTTCGATAATAAGAAAGATTTAGCGAAATTCTATATAGCAAGGGATAAGGACGGGAAATTATTTAAATACCCTTATTGGGTTGGAATGTGTGCAACTGACATACCGCATAAGCATATTAACGCATACCCTTTTGATGGTAATTTCTACGTGCAAGGAAGGGACTACCAGCCAAAGAAAGGCAAAGAAATAGACGGTAAATTATACGGGTATGTGATTTATGAAAACTCGCCCGTACTGATAACAGAAGGTGATTAACTATTAAAACAAAACAAAAGAATATGGGAACGAACAATAAACAATACATCCTGGAAGGACGGAAATGGGATGTGATAGAGAGTGTTGACGGATATTTTTCCGGGGAAAAGAACGGAGTTATCATACAAGGAACGACAATGAGTGATCTGTATGAAAAATGTAAATCTTTTGATATAGCTTCGGTTATGGAGAAGATTAAGACGGGTGTAGATCTGAACGACTGGGAAAAACGCTTAATAAAAGTTAATAAAAAGTTGTTGGTAAACCAATAAACTATATCTTTGCCGTATGAGAAAGAAGTACGTGGCATATTATAAGAAATGTACAATAGAGGTCACAGGAGAAAAAGACTTCATGTACCGAATAATAAAGAGAGGTCCAAAAGGTGAACGGATGGATCTTTTTGTTGATATGTTTTACAGGTCTACAACTGATGCGTTAAAGGGTGCAATGAGGTGGGTGGACAATAATATTATAAAGGAGTGAATTTATGCTTTTTGGAATTGTTTTTGCTATGTTAATGAAAGCTATATGTGGAAATATGTTGGACGATTGATGATTGTCATTGTATGGCTTATTGTGTTACAGGTCTTGTCTGAATGTTAATTATGAAATATTTAAGAATACATTTGATTATATGGTGTTTGCCTTGTATAGCTTACACAATGTTCGAGATTTCAGTATTTTTGGCGTTCAATATCATCTCGTTTATATGGGAGTTTAAGTTTGTTAAATGGAGTTCCATGTTTTATGCCAAATATACATGGAACGGCACTCCTTATGTAGACCGAACCCCTTGGGATACCTTTAAAAGGCATTATTCAGTTATATTATAATTTAAAGAAAAAATGATAATAGGGATGTTTCATTCATAAAAACAATATAAAAGCTATTACTCGTAGGGAATTAAGAAGAACCCGTAGGAGTAGGCTTCGTTATCGCAAGGCTCGTTTCAATAATAGGGTATCTTCCAAGCGTAAAGGTTGGCTGGCACCATCTGTTGAAAACAAAATCCAAACTCATTTGACTGTTGTTGAGAAGATACATAAGTTCCTACCGATAACTAATATCGTAGTTGAAACGGCTTCCTTTGATATACAGAAGATTAATAATCCAAGTATATCTGGCGTTGAATACCAGCAAGGAGAACAGCTTGATTTCTTCAATGTGCGTGAATACGTATTGTTTAGAGATAATCATACTTGCCAACATTGTAAGGGTAAGAGTAAGGATAAAGTATTGAATGTGCATCACATAGAGAGCAGAAAGACTGGAGGTGATAGCCCAAACAACTTGATTACTCTTTGCGAAACTTGTCATAAGGCATATCATAGAGGTGAGTTTGAATTAAATGTAAAGCGTGGAAAGTCATTTAGAGATTCCGCCTTTATGGGGATTATGCGATGGAGTTTCTATGATAGACTAAAGAATATCTATCCTAATGTAAGTATGACTTTTGGCTATATCACGAAGAATACCCGTATCACTAATAATCTTCCTAAAGAGCATTATGTGGATGCAAGGTGTATCAGTGGTAATCCTACTGCCAAACCTCTTGGGTATTATTTCTATCAGAAGAAGGTGCGTTGCCAAAACAGGCAAATACACAAAGCTAATTTCTTGAAAGGTGGCAGAAAGAAACTCAATCAAGCACCATTCTTGGTAAAAGGTTTTAGGTTGTTTGACTTGGTTGAATACAAAAAAGAGTTGTATTACATCTTTGGAAGAAGAAGTAGTGGTTCCTTTGATATTAGGAAATTGGACGGTACAAAAGTGAATAAAGGTTCTATCAATTGCAAGTATTTGCGGTTGGTAGATAAAAGAAAAAGTATATTAATTGAAAAGAGAATGCAAGTAAATTTATGAAAACACTGGTTTTTGATGTAATGCTTGACGGGCGATTTGTACATACATTCAGATACCAATACTGCCCGTTATTCCCGATAGACGAACAGGAACTGGAGAAGTTTGTCACCGACAGGCTTCCTACATTGAAAAGTAAAGATTTTAAAATAGTATTTTGATATGAAACAGACAGTAAAAGAAGCAGCGAAGGAAAATATCCTATTTAATCATAGGACAGTTGATAGAACTTTGTTTGGTAAAGATTTGGCAAAGTTTGGAGAGATTAATTTCGTTCAAGGTGCCGAATGGCAGTCAAAGCAATCACCGTGGATAAGCGTTAAGGAACGGTTGCCAGAAGAGTTAGAAAGTGTTTTGGTTGGGACTAATTACGAGGGCAGATATTATTACGAAGTAGCTTTTGTAATGAACGGGAAGTGGGTATGCCATAATAGTAAACCCATCTATTGGATGCCCATCCCCTCTTTTGATGATATACTCGAAGCCAACAAGGATGTACTTGAACGGATTAAAGAGAAAGGAGATTGAGATATGGAAATAAAGAACGTAGGACAACTTAGAAAAATAATTGAGAATCTTTCCGATGATTACGAAATCGAGATGCGTGTCAGACGCAAATTGACGGATGAAGAAATAATCGAGTTGCATAAAAAGTACGGCAGGATATATCCTTATCCATACGAAACAAGTTATTCAGAGCTTGAATTTGATGATGTAGGTGTGTCTGACAAAGTATTATGTTTGGGTGTAACTCTTAATGAATGAATGGTATGGAAATAAATAACGGAATAATAATTGACGGGGTACTGTATGAATCATCAGAAGGATTTTGTAATGAGTGTTCCTTATACCGGGAATGTTGTAATATTTTAGATGATACCTATTGTTCCATACTAGATTTGGGAATAGGTCAGTGTTTTGTCAGTCGTGGCAAAGTAACAGAGATTAAAACAGAGGAGGAGAAGAAATGAAACAGGTATTGTCATTTGATCAGACGAAACATTTACAAGAACTTGGATTATACCATATCTACACCTTGCCAGATATTCTCGACAAGTTACCTTGTTTCATCGGCAATGAAGTGCTGACCATCAAAAAATTTGCAGATAGCTATACATGCTTGTATGTGGAATCTTATACTAGGTCTATCGGAAATATCACAGAAAGTAAAGAGCCTATTGATGCAGCCTATGATATGTTGTGCTGGTGCATTGAAAACGGATATGTTAAAGTTGGAAAGGAGGAATAATTATGGGATTTACAACACAGTGTTTTATACACAAGAATACTGCTAATATTAGAAATAGATTAAAAGAACTTGGCTATTATTGTAATCCATATTTAGGTTGGCATAATCTATTTACTTGTGTATTTGGAATTAATTCGGTTTATTCATTGGACGATTATGATACAAATGGTCTTAAAGAAATAGATGGTCTTATTGATTGCGGAACGAATGAAGAACTATTCCTGGCTATCGCTGCATTGAGGGATGATACAGACAAGAACCAATGGTTTACGGATGGTGATAAATGGATTCTGTGTCCTGAAATCAAGTTCTCTACTTATTGGGTTTACTATCATATTGATGTCAATACGGATACCGTTCACAAGGCTACCGTAAACGAACTGATTGAACATTTTAAAATAAAGGAGGAATAATGAAAGCAAAGTATTTTAAAAAGATAAGAAGCCAAGTAAAGTGGTATAAGGTATCATATAGAGATAGTTTATTTTTTAGTTTTAGCGATGAGAAAGAAATATTGGCTAAATCTCCTGAAAATGCTTGTGTCAGATACCATAAACGTACTGGATGTTTTGTTAACAAATATAATCCCAATAATATTACACAATATAGTGAATCTCTTTCAAGGTTCAAGGTATGTATAGGTAAGAAAGTAATGTATTTCGATTAAATATGAAAGCAAGAATAAAAAGAAAAATTCAAAAAAGACCATTCCTATATAATGTAGGACAAGTTTTTAAGGCTTGTGATTGGATTACTAGTATTCAACGTGGAAATATGGTTTGGCGTAGGTATCGTTCATTTGGTACTATTATTAAATCAGAATTTTAAATATGAAAGCAAGAGTAAAATCAACAGGGGAAATTGTAGAGATTAAGGATTTATATGATGATGGTACTGCATTGGTGGGTAACATGTATATCAAGGTGTCAGAACTTAATTTCTTTAGTGAAAACATTGATTGGGAACAACGTAGGTACGAATTGGCAAAAGACATTATTAAAGTTGTTATAGCAAACGATAATGGTGCTAATTCTGAGGTAGTCGCTAAATATTCGCTTAATTGCGCTGATGCCCTAATTAAAAGACTAAAGGAGGAGAATCATGGATAGTGTACAGACACAAACCTTTTCTATTAGAGGGGATGGAGGTGGTGAGGCATACATTGACTTTTGCGATGGTCAATTATGTGTTTCAGTTGTCATAGAAGATAAACAGGCAGATTTTAGCTTTGATTCTGTTACGTTAGGGATGTTTACCCATGCTTACAAGCTGCATTGTGAAGAATGTGAAAAGAAGAAAGGAGAATAACTATGAAAGTGTTAAGAGATAAAACTCCTGTCGCTCGTAAAGAGCACAGGTGCAATTTTTGCGGTGGAGTAATTTCCGTTGGAGAAAAATACAACAGACAGACCAATGTTTATGACGGTCGTGTTTATGACTGGGTATCCCACTGTGAATGTTCCGAGTTAGCCTATGAACTTGATATGTATGATGATTGTGACGAAGGACTTGACGGTGATGGGTTTGTTGACAACTTAAATCAGTATGTTTACGACAATCATTATGACGATAAAATAGATGATATTGCGAAGGATTGGCAATTACCACGTTATGAATTAGTAAAGAAAGTGTTGAATGAATTAAAAAAGAAATAGTTATGACCAAAGAACTTGTAACATTGGAAACAGCAAAGTTGCTGAAAGAGAAAGGATTTAATGAGTATTGCAAAGATATTATTAAAGAAGACGATAATCGGATAATGCAATCTGTGTTCCGAACGAATAAGAATTTGCCAAAATTGTGTTATAGTCGTCCCACTCAATCCGTTGCACAAAAGTGGCTGCGTGAAACCAAGAACCTGCATATCGAAATATCCTATATGTATGAAAACTATTGGACGTATGATATACTGACAATTCCGAGACATGACTTGATAGGATTGTCTGACAGGCCTATTATCCGTTATAATACCTACGAGGAAGCACTTGAAGCAGGTTTACAGGAAGCATTAAAACTTATATAAATATGGAAAATATTAATTTGAACGAACTACGGAATATAGCTTATAAGACAGCTTGTGAGCATGGTTTCCACGATAAAAGATTTAGTGAAGAACACTTCCTTTGCCTTATCATTCTCGAACTTATGGAAGCTGTGGAAGCGGAAAGAAAGGGAAGATTAGGAAAGAATTGTAAATCACGTTTTGAAATGGACTATAATCGCTATCCTGCATTAGTGGAAGAAGAAAAGCGATTTAAGTGTTCCTTTGAAAATCATGTAAAAGACACACTTCCAGACAAACTAAGTAATGCGGTTATATGCCTGCTTGATCTTGCAGGACTTCGAGGAATAAGCCTTGAAACTGTTAGTGAAGATATTAACTCTGAGTATATGGATGATATTGTCCATATGTACAGCCAATTGAGTTTCACGGAAGCGATATATGTCATATCTATCATACCACCTGTAGATTGCAGTGATTTTTCTACGGTTGTAAATCACATGATATTTTCAATCTTTGCATTTTCCAAACATCTTGGCATAGATTTGCTATGGCATATTGAGCAGAAGATGAGATACAATGAACTAAGACCTAGGTTGAACGGAAAAGGATATTGATTATGAAAACAATTATATTTACAACCATATGTATTATCGCCCTATTATGGGTTGGAGATCTCACAATTACATTTAAACCGTTTTCCATATCCCTTCCTGGTTGGCATAAGGTTTTAGGTATTATCCTGTTTGTATTTGCAATGGCGGTGTATAACATTGGAGAATATGATAAAGGGTACAAGCATGGTTTTGATGATGGGATAAAGGAGTGTCTTGAAGCGATTAAGGGAAATGGAAAGAATTGACATTAATTTCCCGTTACTCCGTATATTTAACGGAGTAACGGGGCGATATGAACTTCTTTTTGACAATATGTCCATAGATGCTTATGGTCGTGTAAGGGATAGCAGTGGTTGTGTTGTAGAATGGTTTACAGGCGTGTTTGACATGAACGGAATACCTTTGTTTGAAAACGACATAATCATGCCTGTAAAGGACGGAATAAGCCAATACAGACGCATATGGAGAACAGTAGGTGGATTTGTACTAAGCAGAAGAAATGATGTGAAAGGACTGTCCAAATTGGATATGCTTGGTGCGGACTATCTTGTGAATGAACGTGTGCAGCAATACATATCTGATGGTTGCGTAAAGGTGGGTTCTGCAACAATTGATCTTGACCTGTTAAAAGGGAGAACGAAAGAAGAGATTATTAGAAATTTGTCCAGGAGAGTAAATTTATGAAAGACAAAATGCTAGAGGAAAGTTTGAACAATTTCTACAGGACGTTTCTTATTTGGGTGATAAGATGTTATCCTATATTGTTCTGTATTTGCTATACTTGTCCATCAGTGTGAGGTTATACACTCTGTTGGAACAGGTGATATCATTGAGTATTATGATGGTGACACATTGGAGTACATTCAGTATGCCACTCCGTTTTCGGACAAGTACCTTACCATATTCTTTAACGCCAAACTGTTTAATGCAATATTGTTCTATGTATTGTCAAAGGTATTTTTATTTTGTATATACCATAGAGTATTTGTCATTGAGATGTTTATATACGCAATACTGGATATTGTATTTAATAATGTGGTGTTTGAGGATGCGCATTTGGTTAATGCAATATACTATACATCCATTGGTTTTGTTACTGTTGGATTTTTTATTGCATTATACTTACATCAAAGGTATGGAGATAGGAAAGTGCACACACATCAAACTATTAGTGATGGATATAGGTGCTGTAATAAGTAATCTATTTTTTACCCATAGCTTGTGTTCCTCCCGTATTCTTCATGTTTATTTTGACCTTTATGGGAGATGCCTTTTTATTTGATGTTACCTTAGGTGATTTAACATTCACCCTAATCACTTTCTTTGCCATGTATTACTCATTTTAATTGTTTAACAAAGTTAATTATTTTTATTTATGCAACAAAACAATAGTACCGATAAAACAGCTTCGGTACACAAAACGGACGAAATAATGGTTTACGAACATCCTTTTTTTGGCAAAATTCGTGTGTTTGTTCGATATGGTAAAATTTGGTTCTGTGGATTAGATGCTGCATCTTCTTTACAGTATAAAAATCCATTAAAAGGTCTTTTAGAACACTGTAAACCATCCTCCGTAATGATGTGTGAAGTAGGGGATGATATAATGGAGTTTATTAATGAAAGGAGTATGTATAGACTGATTTATAAAAGCCCTTTTCCTCCTATGGCTGATGAATTTGAACGTTGGATATTTAATTATATTGTTCCATCAGTTACCAATACAGGAAGTTATTATGCACAGGTTAGATTACCAAACTTCAACAATCCTGCCGAAGCTGCCAGGGCGTGGGCTGATGAGTACGAAAGGAATCAAGCATTAAAGCCACAACCAAACGAATCCAATGAATGGTATAGTATCAAAAGATGGGCAAAGGAAAACGGTGTCAACTGGAAAAAGATTAGTCGGATGAAGATGAAAGTAATATCTTGTAAGCTAGGTTATCAGATAAAAAAGATTTTTGACGATAACCATTGCCAGGTAAACACATACAATGTAAACGTATTTAAGGAATACTTTAATAAATGTGAATAAATAATATATATTTTAAAACATTTTATAGTATGTCATTTTATTGACTATATTTGCATCATGTTTGAGTGTAGAAGCAAGCATATCTATAATGAAAGTTTAGGGGGAAAGCGTTCCCCCGATTTTATTAACCGTAAAAATGATAAAACAATGATTCTACTAGAAATTTTTCAAAACTGCTTTATTGTAGGGTATGATGGAAAGAAAATACCCTTTGTAAAAGATGATTTCCTGTTTAGTGATACTGGGGAAAGATATATTTTGACCAACAAGGAAAACAGTGAACAGGTTAGCCTACCGAAGCAATCGACAATAATAATTAAACATAATATTTTTCATGAAGGTATTGATTAGAAAGGATTCAAGCGACATAAGAAACAGACTTGAACGGTTAGGGTACACCGCTTCCGAAAAAGCGTTGGAGGGATTTGGTGATGGTATCTTTGTAGACAAGTCAGATAATACTTTTCACGTAAAATCAGAGTGGAATGTTATTTATATGTTTCTTGAAACAGTAGATTGCGGAGATGACGAGAATATGTTTTTTGATTTTGTAGAAAACGATATAACGTCAATAACGCCAACAATGCTAGGTAAATATAAATCTTTAATAAAAGTTGATAACTTTCCCATCATTAATACATCTAGCATTAAAGATGTGTTGTACTTTGAATATAGAGAATATAACGTCATAGAAGTTACTATTGTTTCAGTGTATGGGGTAAAGTTGAAAAACATAAAGGATGTAGACTTTTCAGACCCTAATGCGGATACAATAATAGAGTATATGAAATCGTTGCATAAACAACTAAAAGAATATATCAAATGAAATGTAATTTTACCCCTATGGACAAATTCTACCAGATACTGGATTACTATGGTTTGTCTTACACGGATATTAAGAAAAATCATATCCGTGTGTTTTATGGAAACAAGAAAATGTTTGATTATTATCCGCTTCGCATGAAGCTGTTTGATTACCACGAATGGCATCAGCTTACTTATCCGTTCGTGAAGGGCAAGGAAGATGAATGGGAAATAGAACTTACCATGTTCATTAGCGGAGTGTTGGGAGATGAGATGTTTAAAAAGTTTAAAAACGATTGATTATGGATAAGAAAGAGAAGGAATTTACTCCAAAAGCTATAAATTTGTGTGGCAAACGGAGAATGCTATCATCCATAAAAGGATGGGAGATTGTTCATTATAACAATTACTCTAAAGGTATAGCCAATGTTCAGCCTGTGGACAAACTGAGAGTAACACTTTCAGGACGTGAAGTAATTGAGTATGTCCTATCTGATGGAGATAAAACGATTGAAAAACTAGACAGTTATTTCGGATTGCTATGATGATAAAAGTAGACATACCAGAACCGTTCATAGACGGTGACAATACGATGGTAAACATCACGTCTGATTCATTCTGCTATTCCAGCATTGATTCACGTTATGAAGGATTTCAGAGTTCCTACAAGGACGGGAATATGAATCAGAAGATACAGGGAAAACTAGAGATAATTGCGGACCAGTTTAAAGAACTTATAAAAATAATAGAAGATAATTGAAGATGGAAAGACATTTGTTAATACAGGAGTGTGAGAGAGAGGAAAAGATGAAGGAGTTGCGCAAGCAGCAGAACGATCTTATCAAGAAAGGCCGTATGGTTGAATGCTCTCGTGTAACAGCTAAGATAAAGGAGTTTCAGGAAGCATATATCAAGGCTTATCCTGACGGTAAATATGTAAGGGGCATGGATATTATCAAGAAGATGTCTGATGATGAGAAAATGGATTGGATGATGTATGTAAACGCCATTGCTTTTTGTGCTGATATTATCCACTCATCTTCCATTGAGTTGAATGAAATGCTAAAGAAAACACTCCCCGGTTCTAGCCTACAGATGTTTGAAACGCTTGAAAAGGTAGGTACTATGGCAAAAAATCAAATCCTATGGATGGATAACAATGTTGACGAGAAATATCAGGATGATTTTGCAAGATATGCCGATGAAATATCCGTGATGCTTTTATCATTTGTTAAAAATAGATTTTTATCGAGAAAATGACACGAGAAGAGATACATAAGAACGTACTAGAAATAAGAAATTATTATTTCAGTATTCGTAACAAAATTGACAATGGATACAATGTTTCAGAATTGGAAATAGATTCTAAAACACACAACAAGATAATTGACGATACCATAAAATCAGCCCTTGAAGAGCATAAAATGATTCTTGCTTTAGAAAAGTATAAGCTATGAAAAAGAAAGATATAGACGAAGGATATATTGTAGGTGACTTTTATATAGTTAAAAGCCCTATCAAAGAGGGATGGCTTCACATAGTGAATATAAAAACATCTTGGCAGATAAAGGTGATGATGGGAGCGAATACGGCAAAGTTCCTAAGCCTTCCCCAACAGGAAATATTTGACAGGATTAACGGAATATACATTCAATCCATGATGTCTTTATACGATTCAGATTATGCCTTGAAAATAGCTAAAGATGCTGTGTCTTATATGTCTGAAAAGGCAGAAAAGATGGGAAAGTTGGAAAAGGTGGGAAATACTGAAAATGAAGATATTGAAAAGGTGAAGAAAGATGAGTTTATGATGAAGATAGCCACATCTTCCGATGAAGAAATCATGGACATGATCGTAAATGGAGAGATAAAGTACGAATATTTCAAACAAGAACAGGAGTAAATTTATGAAAGCATTATTTAAAATGGACTTCGATTGCGGAAGAATGGGCAATCTTGAAGGAGTATTTATTGCAGACACAGAAGATGTCGAATACTTAGTGAATAACAAAATCAGTGTTTACTTCGGTGAAGTACTTGGCAAGCACTCTGAAATATCCGGGTGTGTGGCTGAAAGTGAAATCAAACAAATAACCACTGATGAAAATGTAATCAAGATAGTTGAAGAATATGGGCTTAACAGTGGGTATAATCCATTTGAATACACTCTTTGTACATCAGAAACGGAAGATATACCAGATAACGGAGTTGATTGGGATGATTGTACTGTACAAGAATACATAGACTTTATGAGGAAAGGTATAATACCCCAATATTACGAGAAAGATTATAAAGAATGGCTAAGTAGCCAAAAGGAGGATTAAATCATGCAAGACTATATTTCAGATTGGTTCATTCCTATGGATTTCGGTAATGATATGCCGGAGGAAGAACCAAGTGGTGAGGATAATTTCAATTCTGATTGAAGTATGGAAAAAAAATTTATACTAACAGATAAGTTTGTAATCAATTCTTTTGGAATAAAGTTATTCCAAATAAAGTGTACAAAATCTTTCAAATATGCCCAAAAAGGTGATTTTGGAGGATATGTTGAGAAAGAAGGGAACTTAGACCAAGAAAATGACGCTTGGGTGTTCGGCAATGCTCGGGTGTTCGGCAATGCTCGGGTGTCCAGCAATGCTCGGGTGTCCGGCGATGCTTGGGTGTTCGGCAATGCTCGGGTGTCCAGCAATGCTTGGGTGTCTGGAGATGCTTTGGTGTCTGGATATGCTGATATAGAAAACGACAACGAGCATTGCGGATTTGACGGTTTCGGCTCATGCAATCGCCACACTCACGCATATATGACAAAAGAAAAGAAAGTGGAAATAATCTGTGGATGTTTTCGTGGTAGCATTGAAGAATTTGAAAAGAAAGTGGAGGAAACACATTCGGGAACAGTCTACGAGAAGCAGTATAAATCCATAATCAATGTAATTAAAATTAAATTTGGATTGACTGATTTTACATAGTTTACTAATGATTTTTGGCACTGCCCAATTATGGTTAGTTGGTTCGATTCCCCTACGCCCTTTATAAATGGAACAGATATAACAATGTACATTAATACCTCATGAAAAAAGAAGCATACATAAATGAAAACACTCCCGAACTAAGGGATTGGCTAAAAGGACAAGGACTTATACCTGAAACATATCCTGATTGTTGTGATTACAATGGTCTGACTGCACCATATCCAAATTCATTTGGAGAAATGACAATGTATAAAGATGGTGTTAGGTATGAAGAGGATGATGATTTTGAGGAATTTATCATTTGTGATAACGAAGAAATGTTTAAGGAAACCGTAATTGAACTATTAAATAACAATAAACATGAAAACATTTTTTGAGTGTAAAATTCGCTACGAAAAAGTAGCAGAAAATGGGATGAATAAGAAAGTAAGTGAGCAATACATGGTTGATGCGCTTAGCTTCACTGAGGCAGAAGCACGTATTATATCGGAAATGACACCGTTTATCAGTGGCGAGTTCACTGTTTCGGACATTAAACGCTCCAACTACAGCGAACTGTTCCCATCTGAAGAAGATGCAGCCGATCGCTGGTTTAAGTGTAAGCTGTTCTTCATTACTCTGGATGAAAAGAGCGGAGCGGAGAAAAAGACATCATGCTATATGCTTGTTCAAGCAGCCGATTTGAGAGATGCTGTAAAGAAACTAGACGAAGGAATGAAAGGCACACTAGCAGACTATGTAATTTCGTCCATAGCCGAAACCGCCATCATGGATGTATATCCGTATGAAGCGGAAAATGATTCCTGCTTATCGGAATACCCAAGTGGACACAAGACGGAAGCTGTCATAGGCGGAAAGAGCGTCATTGTAGACAAAACGGGAAATTCAACTGTAGTTTTACCTAGTTAAATTGTATATATATGGCAAACGAACAACAAAATCAGGTTTTCCATCATTGGAGAACTGGAAGTCAATCTGATTATGTAGGAGTAGAAATACTTCCTAACGGTCAGTCTATCATCGCTACAATATCCCATATCGTATGGGATGAGAATGCAAAGGTACAAGGTAGTAAGAAACCATCATGGATTGCTTACTTTAAAGAAACAAACCTTGTTCCTAAACCTATGCTATTGAACAGTACGAACCGCAAACGCCTTACAAAGCTGGCACAAACTGATTATCCTGAAACCATCCATGATTTCCGTGTAATATTATGCAAGGAACTGACACGTGACCCAAGCGATGGAGGAAAGGTCTACGGATTGCGTATAGGGCGTGATGTTCCGCCACCACCACAGAAAGAGAAAATGACGGTGAACTCTGATAAGTTCAAGGCTGCATTGGAAGCATTGAAAAGTGGGAAATGCGACATTGGATACATCACGGCAAGCTATGATGTGGACGCGGAAGCTATGAAATTGTTTAACGAAGCGACTAAGAAATGATGGAAGCGGAAGAAAAAGAAAAATTATGGCTTATGAAGAGGTGTGGTAAAATCACCTCTTCCGCCATTGGGAAACTTATGGTTTCCGGGAGAAGGGAAATGACACCTTCCGAACTAGATATTGCAAAAAAACAGGGTGTAAAGAGAAAGACAGTTGATGTTCCTTTTGGGGATACAGCTATATCTTATCTTTATCAGGTTGCAAGGGAAAGAAGGTTAAACAAACCATGCCGACATATATCCACTTCTGACATGGAGTGGGGAAAGGATCATGAAAAAGACGCTATCGAGTGTTTTAACCATAACACGTTCTCCAGACTAATGTCCTGTGCGGATGATTTTGACGAAATTGTTTTTGTCGATAATATCTATGATGGATATGGCGATTCTCCCGATGGATATGGATTTGATGTCAATGGTAAATTGTCTTATATAGCAGAAGTGAAATGCTTTACTTCTGAAAGTAAGATTGAATATTTGAGAGAAGCCACAAAGGAACAGGCGATAGAGGAATACTATTGGCAGCTAATGTCGCATTTTCTTTCCCATCCCGATGTAGATAAAATGTATTATATCGTATATGACGGCAAGTCAGATGATGATCCGTTTGATTTACGCCCAGTTAACGATCCGTCAAGACTTTTGTATTGGGAACTTGACAGATGCGATTATAAAGACGATATAGACAGGATGGAAGATAAGTTACAAATGGCTCTAGCTTATCTTTCACTCAACGAACGTGATGCAAAAAAATACCCAATAAGCAAAGTAAATGACTACATTAATCAAGCACAACAAACCTAATCGTGGGGATGAAATAATCATCCCCTATCTTGCCATAGAAAACAATATCAACTTTATCATGCTCAATGGAGGTGTAGGTGACGTTGAACTTATGGACGGAACAAAATGTAAGTCAATAAGCTGCACTCCTATCAAATTTGATGATGCAGGAGATGATATATATCGTATATATGGCATAGGAAAAGAAGCATGGAAAATGGCATGGCTGAAAAGAGTACATGCCATGAGTGATGAAATTGTAAAACTAAAGTTAGATTTCAATGCCAGCAATTAGCGAATTATGGATAGATTATCCAATATCTTACCGTGACGAAAAAGGAAGGTTCGTCAAAGGTCATAATTATGGATTCAAGAAAGGAAGGAAAGTATCGGATGAGGAACGTGAAAAGAAAAGAGTTATTATGAAGGAACTCATAAAGAAACGAAAGGAAAACGGTTCTTATCTCGGCCATAGAAACAATACAAGGGCTGTCATTGCGATAGAGGATGGCACGAACAGATTCCTATGCTTTGAAGCCTGTTGTGACTGTGAGAGGAAATTAGGTATGCCACAACGCTCATGCAGTTCTTTCTGTAAGGGGAAAAACGGGCATAGATGGAGAAACTTTAAATTGTTTTACGAAGATGAATACGGATTATGTTGACAAATTTGAAAACTACGACAGGAAGCTAATCAAACTAAATAGTGACACTGCCATTTTGCTGCATATATTTAAGAAAAAACCAAACCACCACTTCGAGGATTGGATGGTTCTTCAAGACAATGAGGAATACTTCAAAAAGGAATGTGTTCCTGATTACGAAGATGCCGCTAGGCAGTTTGTCAAGCAGTTTGAAGGAGAAGAGTGCATGGCTTTTGTGATTGCATTGAAAAACGAACTTGAAAGAATGATACAAGAAGATGAGTACAAACGAAATCAGGCTAAGGGATTACCAGGAGGTGGGGATAACCCGTCTGAGAAATGCCCTAACTAATCATAAGCACGTCATATTCTCTGCCTGTGTAAGTTACGGCAAAACGGTCATAATGAGTTTTATGGCTAAAGGTGCTGTCGAAAAGGGGAATAAGGTGCTTATCGTATCCCACAGATCGGAACTTATGACACAGACAGGGGGAACGTTGGAAAGAGTTGGCATACAGGCTGAATACATCTCTCCTAAACACAGGAATATACCCAAAGGTCTAGTAGTATCCGCAATGGCTCAAACTCTCCGTAGAAGGCTAGAAAAGCCCGAATGGGTTGAATGGGTTAAGAGTGTATCTCTCTGCCTAATAGACGAAGGGCACACCTCTGATGCGGACTTTCTCTTTGAATCTGGTTTGCTTGATGATAAGTATGTAGTAGGTCTTACAGGAACCCCGATGAGAAGTGGAAACCAAAGGCAGCTTGGCATGAACTATGAAGAGATTGTAGAAACCGCCCAGATACAGGATATGATGGACCGGGGAAACATAACCAAGTTGAGAACGTTTACGGTTGATGCGCCCGACTTGTCTAAGGTTAATACCGATTATCGCACAGGTGATTTCGATAGCAGGCAGATGGGTGCGGTGTTCAACAAGTCTGTACAGTACAAGGGGGTGATTGAAAACTATATGCGTATCTGCCCGATGAAAAAAGCAATCTGTTTTGATGCCACACAGGCAAATGCGATAAGGATGTGCGCTGAATTTAATGAAGCTGGCATTCCCGCAAAATTCCTCATATCAGGTATAGATAAGAATAAGCCGGATGAGTTAGCATTATATGAAAGATACAAGCATCTTACAGGAAACAGGGAACAGCTTATCAAGGATTTCCATGACGATAAATTCACCGTTATATGCAACAGTGGTATCTTATCTACGGGATACGATGAAACAAGTATAGAGGTTTGCATATTAAACCGTGCTACACAATCCGTTCAGTTTTATATCCAGGCAACTGGCAGGGCTATACGGCTTCACCCAAATAAGACAGAAGCATTTCTCCTAGACTTCGGTGGTAACATATCACGGCTCGGCAAGTTTGAGAAAGAACGTAAATGGGCTTTATGGCATAACAAGGGGAAATGTGAAGGGATACAAGGAGTGAAAGAGTGTAAACAGTGTGGTAAATATATTGCCATAACCGCTTCGGAATGCCCTTTCTGCGGATATGTATATCCTACCGAAAAGGAGATAAGGATGGCGGAACTGCAAGAACTGGTAGGAGATTTAAAGTTCGAGCAAATGACGCCTACTCAATTTTTCCAGTATGCGGAACTTAAAGGATACAATACTTATTGGGCAATACGGAAGTTGTATATCAGAAATACGGAAACTGATTTTCGTAAAGCCATGAAAGAATGCGGATATTCCAGCAAGTTTATATGGGGTTATATTCAAAGAAACAAAAAATAACATTTAATTATGGGAAAAAATTTACTTAACAGCGATGGTAAAATTGCCTTGTTTCACGAAACGATAAGGCTTGACTTTAATCTGCCCAAATACTCCGTTATAGAGCAGAAAGATCCTAATCCAAGTGTAATGTCTTATGATTTTCTTAAACAGTACATGGAAAGCAATGATAAGGAGGGAGTGGCGGAATTTAATCTTACCGTTTCACCGACAATGCTTGATTCTGTAAAAACAAACCAGGAGCATAAGCAAGTAAGACCCTTCCTTCTTGATAGAAAACATAAGGAAAACTCATGGTTTAAAAAGATTAAGGATTATATAGACGAATACAGAAGATCCAAGTTTGACGTAATACATTTCTTTTCTGAGGTGAAGATACAGACAGAAAACGAAATGAAGCAATACAGGGATAGGATAAAAGACTATATACTGATGCTAGGTTATGCTGAAAGATCCGGTCAACACGCCTTGAAAGAAAAACTGTTCCGAAACATGGTGATATGCAAATACGAAAGCATATTGTTCAGCAAAGGATTATACAAGGCTATATCAGAGGAAAATCTTATGAAGTTTGCAAAAGGATGTCCGAAAAATCTATGCCTTGATTATATTTCTGACTATACTAGAATCATACCATTTGACATAATTAGGAAAAAGACTGACATAGACAAATATGAAATATTCGACAACTATGTTATCCTCCATTATGACTTTGATAACAACGGAACAGATTTACCGTCTGACAAGAAAAAAGAAGAGGTGGAAAAAAGAAAAGACCCTATTCTGTTTGGTGTTATTGCAGGAAGCAACAAACTATACTTCATCGGTGACTGGATTGACGAGTATTGCGATTTGCGGTTCGATGATGTAGTAAAACAATGCACGGACGATTTCTTGTCAGAAAACATTTCTTTGGATGATCTTACAAAATAGCAACACAAAGCCTTGCAGGAACGGAGAGTGTTGCTGCTGTCGCTGCAAGCATAGATATACGGTTATTGTGGACGGTTTGTTTGTTGGATATGTCTGCTATATTCCTTGGTTTGAAAAAAACGTTGCCATGAAGATAAGAAACAGCGGACATGATATGTGTGAAGGATTTGAGATGGTTGATAACAAACTTTAACCTTTTATTCTTCTCACATATCCCATTTCGTGATACCTTTGCCAAATACAATTTTTTTTTATTATGGTTGAGGAAAAACGGTCTGCGGAAGAAAAGAAAATGCAGAAAGATATAGTAGTTAGTTATAGGAACGAGAAGGAAGGTAAAGGATGCAGGGGATTGCTTGTAGCGTTCTTTTCCGAACTTCTCCATCCTGCTGTAAGTGGTAACAAGTCGGCTGAGTTCCGTGCTCTAGGGGCAAAGAAAAGTATGCCTGACCTTGCTTATATACATGACGGTAAGATATATGGCATAGAACTTAAAATGCCTGACAGTAACCATGACCGTAATCACATAATAGAACAGGCTGATGTGATGGCTACATATTTCTTTAGAGGATATTTCGTATGGTCTAAGGAAATGTTGTGGAATATTCTTGACGCTATTGAGCGTGGTCAGCCAGGAATGTCAAATACACTACAAATAAAAGATTATTGTATGCGTAACAGCACTACAAAAGTAAGTTTTGAAAAAATAATTAAAGAGTTGTTTCAATGAATAAGATAGTTTTTGATAGAAAAGTTTTATATTCAACGTTAAACTCAGCCAAAGCCTGCCTTTCCGATACAGGCTTGACGATATTGAAATGTTTCCGTTTTAAATATGTAGCATCAGAAAATTCAATAGAGGTTACTTCATACAATAACCTTAATGAGATGCGTTTGATCATTCCAGTTGTTGATTCAGACTGTAATGACGGACAGGAGTTTGCAGTAGACGGAATAAGACTTGTAAAGCTGCTCAAAACAGTAAAGGATTCCATTGTTACGGTAAAGATATATGATAAGGATATAATATTCTCTTACAATGGCAGTGAAGCGTCTTTCTTTGCGGAAGATGTAGAATCTTATCCTGATATTAAAATGGGTAAGCGTGGTACCGGGATAAGGGTCAACTTGAACAGGAATGATCTGTATAGAGCATTAAAAAGGAACATAGGATTTAATGATATCAGTGACGTTGTGACCAGCCTTAGTGGAGTGGGGATAAATTTTATTTGTTCCAATAATTGCATTGATATATGTTCGTCCGATAAGATTGTATTTGTAAGAGATGTTATAGAATGTCAGCTGGATATATCCAAGGACTTGTGCATAAATGTAATGCCTACTTCGGTAAAGGAAGCGTTATCTTTTCTTGAGATGTTGTCAGAAGAAAATGTAACTGTTTCTGTATCTGATGATGAAAGGGTGATGTCTATATATTATGGGGATTTCGGTTCTGTCTTTAATTGTACGCTGATGGAGGTTAAGTTTGTAAACTACACACCATTGGTAAACAATATAAAATCAAACTTTAATTACTTTATTAAAGCAAGAACTAGCGACTTGATAGATTCCCTTTCAAGAATAAAGGTAATGTCAGATGTGTATAACATATCACATTTTGTTTGCAGGGAGGGAGATAATAAAATGGATATAACATACACAAATGATGCAGGGTATAAAATATCGGAAAATGTCGGAATTGAAGGATATTGTCAAGGGCGTTTGGATTGCAATCTGAATATTGAAAAGATGATTAACGCATTGAAAGTGTTCCCTGGGGATTATGTCACATTGGCATATACCAATCCTGAGAATAATGCTCCTATATGTATCATTAATGAAGAGGGTAATTATAAATTAATGGGCGTAGTAAACATTTTTAAGAGTTGATAACTATTGTTTAACCTATCGAATATACAGTTTTATTATTTTTGCAACAAAAATATATAACTCATGGAAAACGAAGAAAGAACAATTCAGATTCTCGCTGAAACAATAGATAGGTTAAACAAGACGATAGAATCACAGAACAGGTTGATTGAGGATTTAAAAAACAGACTTGAAACAATTCAGAACGAATATAGCCCTTCAATTATGACTGTAGGAGTATTGATAGAAAAGTTGAATAATACAAAGACAAGAAGCGGAAAGGTAAGATTTGAAGCATTATCCAAACATATAATGCCATATCTTACCAATCAGCTTTATGACGAGTATGATTTTAATGATGCCATTCCTACGTTCAAGGAAGTCCCGTCCGTTGAAAAGCCTGTCAATCGTGACATGATAGATGATATGATCAATGTTATAAAATCAAAGAGAAAGATAAGCGAATCATCCCAAAAGGCATATCTTTTAATGCTTAAAAGAATATTGTCCGAATCAAAAGAGATGAGTAAATATATCAATGATTATATTATCTCTCTAGACGTAAAATCTCCTTCAAATATATCTCTTACGGAGGAAGAAATAGAACTATTCTGGAATGTTGAGCCATTTGACGTTACGGAAAAAATTGTAAAGAAATTGTTTCTGATACAATGCTATACTGCCATGAGATATTCCGATATTTTCAGATTGAAAGATTCTATGATGGAGGGAAATGTTATTTCGTATATATCAAAAAAGACAGGTAAGAACGTTGAGGTTCCTGTACCTTCCAAGATTATAGAAATGATAAAAGAGGTTAGATCGTTCGATAAATACAATATAGAATCTTCGTTAAAGACAACAATGAACGAAGTTCTACCAACCCTTGGATGTAGGGCAGGTATAAACAAGCAGGTATTTGTAAGACGGGCTAATGTACTTATGAAAGGACCGAAATATCAGTTCATCAAGACGCATACAGGGCGTAGAACAGCTATTACAAGATGGGCTAATATGGGAATACCAGAAGCAGAGTTAAAGTCTATGGCTGGTCATTCTGATATAAGAACGACTAACAGATATATTACTGCAAGCGTATCAAATAAAACTAAAAATATTTTAACCGATGGGAATTTTGGAGAATGTGCTGTCGATTGACAAAATGAAACACCTGCAAGAACTTGGAGTGAATACAGGTAACGCATCAATGACTTGGATGTTATATCCTTATGAGGAAGGCAAACAACCACAATTATCTTTACGAGAGTGGAGAACTTTCAAGGAACCGTTCAGAAAAGAACATTGTATTCCTGCATTTACTTTGCTTGACATTTTGGAACTGTTACCAAAAGAGATAAAAACAGGAACGGATACTTATTGGATTACAATGTATTTTAGTGACAATTGTTGGCATATATGTTATTCTATGTCTGACGAATTTGATTATTATCAAGAATTTTTATCTTACTCATTAATAGATGCAGCTTATGAAATGCTATGTTGGTGCGTTGAGGAAAGATTGATATCATAAAGATAAAACGGAATTAATTCAAAACTAAACCGAAAGGAACTAATATGGGAAAGAATATCAAAGGTCTTGCTGGTTCAACCATCTTCACTCAAAAGATGGTTGAACAAATGAATGGCATAAACAAAAACAATAAAGGGAAAGCATCCCCAATTTATATACCAACTAAAAAACGGAAGTAATGGAAGCTAAATTTAGGATTGGAGAAAAAGTAAAAATAGCCAATCATCCAGATAAATCTAAGATTGGCAAAGATGTTGAGATAATTAACCTCCATCATTCTAATTATAATCCACAAAAGGGATATGTGGATGAATGGTTATACAATGTATGGGATGGTGCGAAATCTTTAGGATGGGCACCTGAGTGCGACTTGGTAATTAATAAACCTTCATAACGAAACAGATATGAACGAATTGGAACAAGATAAAAGATATGTTTTTGGAGATATGATTATAGTAGCCACTACTGACTTTGACTTTAATCCTATCCTAAAAATTAGCACAGATGCCGGAAATGTGGTTGTAATGCCATCATCCGATAATAAGATTATTGTAAAATCAACCGTGGATAAATAAAAAATTAGAAGGAGGTAATTATGGGATCATTTATAGCCCAACAGCCAAACGGCTTATATTGTCGGTTTAGTACAATTGTTGATACAGTCACGCACTACAATATGACAAAAGATGATTACATAGAAGTATGCAAAGACCGATTAGGAAAGAAACGTGGAGAAGAAGAGGCTAATGATATTTTAAAAAACTATATGCACCCTTTTAACGATGTTCTTGAACAATTCATTCCTAATAATGATTCGGTTGAAGAGTTTAATATCCGCTTGAAAGAGATGGGGTATATGGATGAGTTTAATGGATAATCCTAAAAATGAAGAAATTATTGAACAAGATAGATATGAAACAGACAGTAGAAGAAGCGGCAAGGGAATATTCCAATGATTGCAGAAACAGGCAGCGTCATTGTGAACCGTACTGCATTGTTGACTTTATTTCTGGTGCCGAATGGCAGTCGAAGCAATCTCCTTGGATAAGCGTTAAGGAGCGGTTGCCTGAGCCAAATAAGCTTGTCCTTTGCAGAATGGTATCAAATGGAGCGATTGTTAGTGGCTATATCGTTGTTTCATCCGGGAGATCGCCATACGTTGCGACAGACGGAGGATTTGAATTTGAGGATTGGAACGACTACGAGTGTGACATGTGGATGCCCATCCCGTCTTTTGAAGGAATACTCGAAGCCAACAGAGATGTACTTGAACGAATTAAAGAGAAAGGAGATTGAATATGAAATATATGGGTAGTAAATCAAGAATAGCAAAATACATCTTGCCTATAATATTAAAAGACAGGAAAGACGGTCAATATTACGTAGAACCGTTTTGTGGCGGTTGCAATACCATTGATAAGGTAAAAGGTTTGCGAATAGGGAACGATAAGAATAAATTTCTGATTAGTATGTGGAAATATTTATGTAATGGTAGAAAATTCCCAATTAAAATATCAAAAGAAACTTATTCCTATTATCGAAATATATATAGAGGAAACGAAAGTATTTCAGATGATGATATGGCAATGATTGGTTGGATTGGTTTTATGGGAAGTTTCAATGGACGCTTTTTTGATGGTGGATATTCCGGGCATAATGTAAAACAAAGAGATTATATAAGTGAGCAAATACGTAATACTTTGAGCCAAATTGATAATCTAAAAGATATTCAATGGCATAGTGAAGATTATGCAAACTTAATTATACCCAATAACTCTATTGTTTACTGTGATATTCCATATCAAGGGACAAAACAATATGAAATATCTAAAAATTTCGATTATGTTAGATTTTGGGAATGGTGTAGGCAGAAAGTAAATGAAGGACATAAAGTTTTTGTTTCTGAATATTACGCACCAAATGACTTTGTATGTATTTGGGAGCATGAATTGAAAACATCCATTAATCAGACAATTACCAAAAAAGCCGTAGAACGATTGTTTGTACATGAATCACAAATTTAAATATGAAAGGAAATTGATTATGCAAATGCTTAAGCAGTTGCGAAGTATGTAAGTGGCTATCTTTTCGATGTCCTTAATGATGTCGGAGATGATGAGTATATAGCAGCGTATCTCAGAGAAAAGGAATATGAAGTAAAAAAACAAGAATAATCCTCAAATCAAGAAAAAATGAAGTATAAGGTTACATATACCCTACGAAAAGATGTTTCTGTTATTGTTGATATAAAAGACAAAGAACTTAACGGAGAATTTGAAAGACTTGGTGAGATCCACTCTGATTCAGATTTTAATGGGGCGTCTGATCCTCGTTGGAAGATAGAAGAAAAGGGCTATAAAGAATTTTCCTGTGGTGGACATTATAACGAGAGAAATGGATACATTATTAATAGATCCATCATGAGGTATAGCGATTAATATAAAAAATAATGGAATTATGGAACGGAACAGTAATGAATCATAATACAATAAAAAATGAAACAGGTATTGTCATTCGAGCAAATGAAGCATTTACAAGAACTTGGATTATACCATATCTACACCTTGCAGGATATTCTCGATAAGCTGCCTTGCTTCGTCGGCAATCAAGTGCTGACCATCCAAAAACTTGAAGATAGCTATACATGCTTGTATATGGAATCTTATACTAGGTCTATGATAAAGATTACAGAAAGTAAAGAACTCATTGATGCAGCCTACGATATGTTGTGCTGGTGCATTGAAAACGGATATGTTAAAGTTGAAAAGGAGGAATAACTATGGGATTTACAACACCCTGCTTTATACGCAAAAATACACAGGAACTTCGGAGAGGGCTGGAAGAGTTGGGATATTCACATGGTAAGCCTAAATATTATGCAGATGATGATAACAAGTATGATTTTATTATGTGTCACAATGGAAAGTTCTTTTTACTATCCCAAGAAAATCATGTGATAAGAAATGGGCATCCTTTGAAAAAATATGGAAGTATTGATTGCGGAACGAATGAGGAACTTTTTCTGGCTATAGCTGCATTAAAGGATGATACAGACAACAATCAATTATTCACTAATGGTAAGGGCGATTGGGGTATATACCGGGATGGCTCTGATAGAGGTTTGTCTGGAATGGATTTCTATGGGATGCCTAATGATTTTGAGATTGACAATTACCACAAGGCTTCCGTAAACGAATTAATCGAACATTTTAAAACAAAGGATGAACAATGAAAGCAAGAATAAAAAGAAAGATTCAAAAAATGCCATTCCTATACAATGTAGGACAAGTTTTTAAAGCTTGTGATTGGCTTACTGAAATTCAGCGTGGAAATATAGTTTGGCATCGGTATCATTCATTCGGTACTATTACCAAGCGTTATGTTAAAATAAATGATTAAACAATGAAAGCAAGAGTAAAATCAACAGGAGTTTTGGTAGATGTAACTCCCCAATTAAACATCAACTCTCAACATAGCAAAGATTATTTATATGTGTGTGGTAATATGGTTTACAGAGAATGCGAACTTGATTTTTCAGCTATTGACTGGGAACAGAGGCGATATGAACTAGCGAAAGCTGCCATGCAAGGATTTTGCAGCAATTCACATGAACAGGTAATGAATGCTAGTTTAAATATGACAGTAGAATGGAGCCTTGGTTTCGCTGATGCGCTAATAAAGAAATTGAAAGGAGAATAAAATTATGACCGAAGAACTTGTAACATTAGAAACAGCAAAGTCGCTGAAAGAGAAAGGGATGTTTACAGATATAGAATTTCCTCCGCAATCCGTTGCCCAGAAGTGGTTACGTGAAACCAAAAATATTCATATATGTGTATATAACTGTGCTTGTGGCTATGGATACGAAATATCTAAAGCTGACAATGGAACTCATATAACCAGTTCTGTTTATGAAGGACCTAATGATGGTGGTAAATGGGATGTCTACGAAGACGCACTTGAAGCTGTTTTACAGGAAGCATTAAAATTGATATAAATATGAGCCTTAGGCGGCTTTGTAAAACCCATATAAACAATGATGAAAAGAATAATTACTGTCCAAGACATGATTGACGAACTAATGTTAGTTGTCAATAAGGATGCTGAAATAAATATCGTAATGAATACAGGAGATTATCAAACTGAATACATTCCTGATCTATATGATTTTTCTGTCATTGATTTTACTGATGTACATCCTGATGATGGAAACTCGGAAAATAAAGTGGTAATAGAAATGTTTCGTTAAAAGAGAAATAAATAACACTCAAAACATAAAAGAAATGAATACAACTTTTGAAAGATCGTCTAATAGTACCGATGAATGGTACACACCGAAAGAAATTATAGACGCATTAGGTGAATTTGATTTAGACCCATGTGCCCCCATGCACCCTCTTTGGCCTACTGCAAAAATCATGTACAACAAGCAGGACAATGGTCTTATACAAAATTGGGGGGGGCGAATTTGGCTTAACCCTCCGTACTCCAAACCGCTTATATGGCAGTTTGTAGAGAAATTGGCAGAACACGGCAACGGTATAGCACTACTTTTTAACCGATGTGACAGCAATAAGTTTCAAGACATCATCTTCAAGAAAGCAACCGGTATGATGTTTTTGAGGAATCGAATAAAATTCTTCCGTCCAGACGGAACTCGTGGGGATTCTCCTGGCTGTGGCAGTATTCTCATCGCTTTTGGTGAGGATAATGCAGAAATATTGAGAACCTGCGATATTGCAGGCAAGTACGTTAGAATAAATTAGAATGACAAAAAGATGAATAAAGAAGAATTTTTAAGCAAAAGATACGCCATTGATTTAAAGCTAAAAGAATTGAATGGAGAAAGGGAACAGTTGGAAAAGGAATACATTGAATCTAACCAAGGATTCCCTATTGGAAGCAAAGTCTGTATAACGGTCCCGGCTCATGAAAGGATATTAGTTCCCGAAGCGAAGAAGTTAGCCTATATTGCAGATTATGATATTGATGATAACGGAGAGGTTGTACCCTCTTTAAGACAGTTGGATTGCAATGGGGGCATGTCAGCAATACCTTTATTTGTTAATTTAAAGAAGGCTATAATTGAATTAGTGTAAATCGAATTAGGAATGAATATGAGTGGAAAAGATGTATTAAGGCTATTACTTATCAGTTACGGTTTTTGCCGTAATATTGAGATAAATACTTATATTGGAGATGGTGGATGTATTGGTTACGAAGTATCGGCTAGTAATGACGATGGCATTGAATACTATGCAGTAGATTGTGAAGGTTTACTTTTTCATATATACGAGATACAGAAATTTATGAGAGATGGAAATATTGAACCTCGTTTAATGCTTGGAAACTCTAGCAACAAACATCTTCTTTCAGATGAGTCTTTAAATAAGCTACTGAATATGTCAGAGAATAAAAATTACTGTAAAACAAACCCTTATGAATAGGCGTAAAACAAGAAAGAAATGAATATAAAGAGATTGATAAACGAAGTCGGAAGCTCGTACACCTCATATAGGCAACATTGCGATAAAGTAGCGATAGAAGCTCAAAAGTATATAGATTGGGACAACGATATAGGTTGTAAATACTTCCCTTCTGATGGAGTTTGTCTTACAACGACAGACGCATATGTTTGTCCAGCTACTGCTTTCTTTGAAGTAATCAAAGAGAAAGGACAGATTTCTCAATCGGAGTTTAAAAGTATTTGTGTATAACTGATATAGATATGAACAATTTAAAACTATATATTGCCCGTGACGAAGGCAAATGGGATGAAGATGTACAAAAGGCAGGAGAATTGAACCTGTTCTACGATACTCCGGAACTTCTGTTTGATATAGACGAACGAATATCATATTGGGGTAATTCCCGAAAGATAGCGAATATTCCCTCTTATATGTATCCTCAAATCAAGGATAAAGAGTGTTATGTTTTCAACAATCTTGAATTATACAAAAGTTTTAACTGATAATAGAGAGGATAGGGAATTTCCCTATCTTCTCTTTTCGTATTTTCTTTTCATTTTTCTTCTTTCCACCCGTGTCATTCCCATGCTTTGAGCAATACCGAACAGGATTTCCTTTTCCGAATCGTTAAGCATATCATATACTTCTTCTTTGCTTTTTCCGCTAATCATAGCCATAAAAATCTTTTTCATAATGATTTATTTTAGTTTTTTCTTACAACAATCGCAAATTTCGTCTTTTATAGGCTTTGTAAATAAAGCACCTACATATCCTGCAAGATATCCGGCTTCTTCTGATGAAGGCTTTATGCCGTAATAGTCAATTATATGACCAATCATGTGTTGTTTTTCATGCTCCAGTGTATTCATAAATTCTTCATCAGACGTACTGTGACTGATAATAATTACAGTACACTTGTCGTTTGAATATGTGACACCATAATTGTATTTTTCAGTCTTTATCTTATCCGTTATCCTGTTCAGCAAATGAAAAGGACAGCCAATATATTCCAGTCTGTATATCGCTCTTAAATAAGAGTATTTATCCACAGAATAGAATACATCAACCGTCCAATCATATTCCTCAATGTATAGTCTTTGGCGTACCATAGCAATCAGATATAATCCTCCCAAGAGAAAGGTGTTCCACAGGCTATACACTTTGCATAATACTCGTCAAGAGCACGGGTAGGGCTTCCGTCAACATCGTCAAGATAGTCTTTTACAAACATACAGGCATATTGTTCATTGACTATGGATGAACCCATATAGTCGGCACGTACCATATTCAATACATAAACCTTGTTGTATTCCACATCATTCTTCAACTCAACATTGAATTGCTTCATCAATGCTTCTACTTGATCTTTGTCATACGGGTGTATTTTGTTTCCGTTCCTGTCTTTCATTTTGGAAACGGCATATTCACATAATTTCTTAGAGAAGTTCCATCCGTGTTCTGCAAGATATTTTTCCATTCCCGAAGGAAGTTTCTCATATACATCTAATCTCGTTCTTTCCATAGCTTTTGTTTTTAAAGAAAAACAGCCCGTAGCAAACCACTACGGGCTTAAACCAATTTAATTAGCGTCTACGTCTGGCGTAAGGACCAGTACCTTTGACCCCACGTCTTTCTCCGTATTCATCGTCATCATCCCACATTCTTTCGCCATAACCGCCTCCACTTCGTCCGCCACGTCCGCCACGTTCACCATAGCGATCTTCCATTTCTTCCATAGCGTCACGATAACCTTCTTTATACGCTTTTTCTAATTCCCAGTCCATATCTTCACCTTCAAAGCTACGGCCCATTCCATATACTTTCCAACCCATAGTGTTTATTTTTTATTGTTGTTATTATTATTGTTTGTATGTTGCACATCAGGCAATTTGATACCAGAAGCAGCAAGTTGTGCAAGTATATCCTTTATCTGTGACAATTCACCTTTAAGTTCTTTCATTTCCTTGTCCTGCTGTGCCTTTTCGGCAAATGCAGGATTTAACGCTGTAAGCATCTCATCGCAGCTTTTGATTACTTTCTGATGGTATTCCACAGATTCCACAACCCTTACACTACTTATTTTCATTGCTTCTATCTCTGCATTGATGGCATCCTTGCTTTCCGATACAACCACATTTCCGCCTACTTGGGAAAAGTCTGCTATACTAAGATTGGCTGGCAACTTTTGAAAATCAAGAGTATCATCTCCAACCTTAACTTTCACATCCACAACCATTTCATTTTGCGGAAGAGGATATGCTGTATATCCGTTCTGATATTTAGGAACAGGATTTGAAACACTTACCACAGTGCCCACATCACATCTTGGGTTTTCCCCTTTATGCAATATGAAGAACTGCTGTCCTTGTCGTATTGATTGAAACATACTTATTCTAACTTTTTAATATCATTTTACAGTGCTTCTAGCCTGTGCGGCAGTAGCAGGTGCAACGATATGATTAACTACTTGAAATATCCCATTACATTTGTCGTAATAGACAAAGTATTTATTGCCTTGTGAAATTTCACTAGACGGAATCTGATCTCCCGAACCGTTCACCAAAGGAACCTTGCTTGTGGATGTTGATGTGGTATTTGTCAGTGTGGTAGCCACAGAAACAAGATACCCGTCAGATCCGGCAGCAGGAACATGATTTACGCTTAATAGCAAAATACCTTGATTTGGCAATCGTCTGAACAGACACGGGTTAATACCATAGATAACCTCTGAATTTGTCGTGTCTGTTGTTACAGAAGATGTCCGAACAAACGGTATTCCTCCAAAGTCAAGTCTATGTACCCCTCTGAAACGGTTAGCATTATATCCCATCATATAAGGATTAAAAAAATAACTCATAACTTTTCCCTTTCTTTAGAATTTTATTATTTTGCATCGGGATAAGAGTTTCTGACCTGTAATTTATATACAAATCAAAAACTCTTAACTAAACTTTAGCAATTGCAACCACAGTTGTCACCAGCAGCATAACCTGCACCAAAACCAGCCATGAACGGATAACCTCCATAGCAACAATTTGGGTTAGGCACAAAATATGCTGGAACCGGGCACGGAGCCTTAAGTTGTCCAACTATATTTGCAGTCTGAGCCTGTTGAGAAGCAGCCAGAGCCAAATTGCTGTTTTCCTGTCTAAGTGCATCTATCTTGTTTTGCATTTCACGCATTTCAAGCTGACAGAATTTATCATTGATGATAGCTGTTTGAGCGTCTATCTTTGCGCCAAGAATGTTAAACTGAGTGTTTGCATTGCTTGTCAAAGTATTGGTCTGCTCTACAGTAGCCAAACGGCTATCACATCCCTGACGTTCAATAGCTGTACGGATATCGCAGCAGCAAGAAGCAAGCTGAGAACCGATAGCTGCACTATTGGACTGAATTGAGTTGATGATCTGTTGAGAGGAAAGACCTACCTGGTTACCAACTTGCTGAATCTGTCCTTGAATTTGGCAGATAGCATTCTGCAACTGTTGAGTAGAGCAGTTCAAAGAATTAGCTAACTGATTGATAGCTGTTCCGTTTCCTTGAATAGCATTCATCAACAATTCACGTCCTGCTTCATTGTTCAATTGAGCAGGGATTCCGTTTGCTCCATTGCCAAACCCGTTACCGAATCCGTTACCACCCTACAGGAAGAAGAGCAGGATAATCCAGATCCAATAACAACCAGCACCACCCCAAGCGTCTTGATTTTTGTTTCCATTCATCAAGGCAGCTACAAGATTGGGGTCTAATCCTTTATTCTGCAACAGTGCAGGAATCATTGACATAATACCTGCGCTTTCTCCAGCGGCAGGATTGTCGAACATAAAAATTTTGTCTGAACCCATAATATTGTAATTTAATGTGTGTGTATTATAACTCCCGTAAAGACTGTGCACTCATCTTTACGAATGTAAAATTACAACATGGATTGCCTAAACAAAAATAAAAATTTCGCAGTATAACCTATTGTGTTTCAGATAGTTTAAACTTGTTAAAATAAGTTATTTGCTTGTGTGTTGTTTTTCCTATTCGTATATTAGCGCAATAATTTTAAAATAGAGGAATTGAAGATGAAAGAATTAAAAAAATGGAATAATAATCCAATAAAGATTACGTATTTAATACCTAGTGGAAACAAGTACGCTTATATAAAATTAGGTGACACTGTTGATCTGACGAACGGAACATATAAAATAACCGCTTTGGATAATGAAGAAAACATTTTCCAAGCGGTTAATATGGAGAATAAAGATGATTGTGTTACAATGTATGCGTATGAGGTTGTATAATTTCCCTAGCTTTTAGTCTTGTATTTGCCCCTTGACTTCTTTGGACGTATAAGCCCGTTGTTTTTAAGAGCATCCAATGTTTCTTTCAAATAAACGGGTTTTGTCATTCCTTGTACTCTCACGGGAGATAATAACGGTTGTACGGGATGAAACTTAGTGCCTTTGTATGTAAGCCTTGCAAATTCTGTATCGCTTACATCGAGATATTTTATGGCATTTTCTCTATCAAAATAAGACGGTATGATAGTTGATCTGTTTATTGCGTCAGTAAGGAAGTTGAACTGTTCCGCATCAACATTCGAGTTTCCGCTTTTCAATGCTAGAGATATCCCGTCAAGTAAGGAAGCTAATATAGTGTTATAATTCATGCCCATGTCCTACTCAATAGATGAAATATTCGCTGTTCCTGTAATATTTACTTTGCTTCCCGGTGTAACTGAAAAATATTCCACTGTTCCTGCTGGAAGAAGCATTCCTGTTGGTGCTATCCTGCTTGACCTGCTTTTTGTTTCCTGTACCAATGAGATACGGCATCCTTCTGATGTGGCTACCCTTATCAAGTTTGACAATACTGTGTACTCCTTATCGGTAACATCTTCGGATGCTGATATTCTTGCAGCTACTATACCTTTTAACGCTTCATCTTTTGAAGCGTTTTTGGTGGAGAAATATCCACCTATCTGTTGTTTGTCATTGCTCTCCATATCCTTTTAAGTAAGATTGTTTAACACTTTCGGCAAACTCGTTCAGCTTTACATAATCTGCATCAAGTTTGTTTAAAATACCTTTTCTGAGAGCCGCTTCTTCCTCACCGTTGGGAAATTCATCCTTTATGGCGGCATCTACCGTTTTGTCGTATGATACAGGGTTCTTTACACGCTGTACATCGGCTTTCCACTTTTTGACGAACTTTTCCTGTACAATATTTCCCATATCGTCCGTTTCGGGTTCGTCAACTTGTTCAATGTTTAAATGAACATTGCTATATCCAGTGCCTAAATCCAAGATAAAGGCAGGTTTCTCGTCAAAAATCAAACCTCTTTCCATATTTTAAATATCTAACGTACCATCAAAATAATAACCTCTATTGAATTTTATGACAACATCCTCCAATGGTAAAAGACTTTTGTCTACTTGGGAAAGAAACATCCCTAATGCTTCGTATCCGCCTTTCACAAAACATTTTTCTCCTTTGAACAGTATCTGCATTCTTACCCATGTACTATTGTCCTTCTTTGTAGATGGTCTTACATCAAAATCAAGAATGTCTATATGTTCATCGACAAGTTTGTCTATCTTTACATCCTTTCCGTCAAACTTTCTTGACACTCTTATATTCAAGTCACTAATCTTTGTCATGTGGCTATTATTATTAACTAAAACTTTATTAATTAAGTTTTTAGAATCACAGTGCATCAACATACCCATATAACTCGTAATTGATTTTGGGTTATTACGTTTTGACGCAAAGTTTTTCTTTATTCTCTTTCTTATTTTGGTATGACCAGGAGTAAAGACGAATCCACCGAAATCTATTCCTTCTGAAACGGGGAATATCCTGTAATTTTTCTTCATCTCCAATTTCTTTTCATACCACAGGTAATTTCTTATCCTCCACAGCCATTCATGCAACTGTTTCTTATCATGGGATAATATCACCATATCATCGGCAAATCTGAAATAATGCTTTACTTTGAACTGCTCCTTCACAACATGGTCCAAAGACCTTAATACCAAATGGCTTCCTATCTGAGCGTCAGGATTGCCAATAGCCAGACCTTTATTGCTATAATTAAGCGTATTCATAAGCCATAACGCATCCCTGTCTTTCAAATCTTTGCTGTATGCCTTCTTGTAAACGCTGTGCCTTACGGACGGATAAAACTTCTTAATATCCATTTTCAAAACGTATATTTTCCCGTTTTTATCCATCTCAAGCAATGTCCGTTTCATCTTTCTCACAAGGGAATGCTTTTTTACCTTACTTGTAATTCCCCTTTTAGGCAGACAGTTATATGAATCAAGTGTAAGGCTTTTCGTCCATCTGTCCATCATGGGTATCAAAAGGCTGTGCTGGATAATCCTGTCTGGGTAAAACGGGAGTTTGTGTATCTCCCTTACCTTTCCTGCATCAGTCACTTTCTCTATCACCTCATACTTGCTTACATGGTATGATTTGTCTTTGAGCATCTGATAAACATTCTGATGATATTCATCCTTATGTTTCTCATAATCCCTCACACCCCTGTGATTTCTCTTTCCTTTCTTTGCCTTTTCAGCAGCAGAGATAATATTATCCATACTGCCTATCGTTTCAAAAATATTATTCAATCTTTTCATCTTACGTGCTTTTCTTTGTCCGTTGAGCCAAAGATAACTAACTTTCCATATACCTACAACTGTAAATGTACTAATAAGTTCCCATCCTCAAACAATGGGTTGTCTTGACATTTTTCATCTTCCTGACGAGGCTTCTGTATAGCAGTAATTTTTTTAGCACGTTAGCTGCCACCGATGTTCGTGTTCGCGTTCGAAGGATCATGGTTCAAATTACCATTCCGCAGAGAACAATTGTCGTTGTTCGACTTACCACCAAAGTAAACACCACCATTCTACAGACCGCCTTTTTTCAACTAACCGCCTTTGACAGACTTATTTAACTTTGCTGACGCATTTGGTTAGATTTTTAATTATGCAAACTTAAACATTATTAATATATTTTGCAAGTTTTGGGAGGGGGATTTTTCACTTCGTGAAAAATTAGGGTTGGGTTATTGTACAACGAAAGCCGCCACCGATGAACGTGCCCGCGCTCGAAGGATCAAGGGGCAAATTACCAGCCCGCAGAGAACAAGCGTCAGTGTACGACAAACCACCAAAGGAAACACCACGCCTTCCAATCTTACCCGAACCTGCATTTCCCGTAAACCAGTTGTAATGACATTCCCCCGTGTGAAGATTGCTTCCCTTGACCTCTCCAATGAGCGAGTTCTCAAAGTTCTTCGTTATGTATCCTTCACCTCTAGCCATAGAACCGACAAAATCATACGTATTCTCAAATCCATAAGATTCCCCAGGATTCTTATCTGTGGCTACATTGTCCGTAGTCAGATTGTTCACGTCATAGGTCTGATAGATGTCTATGGATGTGGAATCGTGCATGACACAATCTATCCCACTGTACCACATCCATATATCTCCCCACCCGACAATACGTCCGCGAATGATAGGCTGTGTGAAGCATATCTCTATTTCACGGTCTGTCACTGCCGCATCGTCAGGAATACTCCATCCGCTGGTTACAGTTGCATTGACAAACTTGGCTACGATACCCGACATCTCCCCGTCAGCCAATCCGTTATGACCTTGGAAGTTGTAGTATTTGTATTTTGTGCTTTCATATTCAAACTCGGTGTCGGGAGAGACATTGTGTTCCTTTGCGTATGACATGGCAAGCTGTGCTTCAAACATCTTCATGCAAGGATGGTAGTTGTTTATGAGTTGGGCGAAATTGTAAGCAGTTCCTGTTTCTGATGCTTTAAATCCTTGCCCGTTCAACTTGTAATACACATAGGTCTGACCGTCCGCCTTCTTGAACCTGACGCCTGTCATTTTTCCCCAGCTTGACGCATCGGGGGCTGAATCGTTGGATGATATTCCTTTTCCGCAAACAGACTGTGCGTGCAGGTCTTTTGTTCTGAACTTAATGAACAGAAGCGTGCACCATACTTCAAGGTCAAGGGCGAACGCATTGGCGTAAGGATAGTTCTTTGTCGTATCTCCATTTTTGTTTCTAGCATACTTCTCAAAATCAAAACGTGATTCACTTGTTGTAGGCCACCCGTTTCCTTCCATTATGTTTACACCTAGATTTCCTGCTGACGCTGAACCCTGTATTGTATAGTCTATAATAGATCTCTGCTTTCCTTCCTTTATTGTAGAATAACCGATACTCATTCCGAACGGTTTTATCTCTATGGCCGTATCGCCACCGTATGTAAATGGAGCATCACCGACAAGCCTTCTTTCATACGTATCATCCGTTCCTCCGTTAATTACCCAGAAAGATTTGGTATTTACAAGCATAATATCGCTTCCATCATCTTCTACTTGTCCTTCTATTTCGGGAGCGTAAGTTGAAGAACTAGTTATTACAATATTTGACGGGCTACCATCAGCCATTTTGAAGAAATTGGTCTGGTCAAGGAATCCTACTACCTTACCGTCCTTTACCTTTGCCACACGAAAAGAGTTGAGGATGGGATGGGATGTCTTGAACTCTTCCTTTCCTATCCATGTCTGAAAGGCTGGGTCTGTCTGCCCTCTTCTCATCTCCACTCCATATATGTTCCCCTGCTGCATCTTTATCTGTTCGAGAAGCGTTTTGTAGTCATTGGTGAAATCATTTGTGGATAACGCTTTACCGTCCACCTTGTCCACTTTCTTGTCTAGGGCTGCTTGCTGTGCGGTGGATACGGGCTTTTCGGCATCGGACGTATTGTCCACATTTGACAGACCTATATTGTTTTTCGTTATATTGACATTGCCCGTCCTGTAAGACTGTTCGGCATTACCTTTCACGCCTATGACGGTATTCTTCTGTGCGCCTTTCTCTATCCCGTCAAGTTTGGTTTTTAACTGGGTAGTAAAGTTGTTGTCGGTATGCACATAGTTTTCGTCCTTTACCATGCCCTGCCTTATCTTGGACACCGTGACGGATTTGTTCTGTTTAGGACTTCCTGTCACACACGGTATCATCTCTTCTCCCGTAGCGGTTTCAACGGGAGGCATCTGTGAAATTTTAAGATTATCTTCCATTTTTTTCATTCTGTTAGTATTAAACCATCGTTTTCAAGCAATATGCTGTATCCATTTTCGGTAATTACGGTATTCCGAAGAACCTCTAGCGTTATCCTTGAATCAGCAAGCTTCCATGAATTGTCAGAAAACGGCATATACCCGTCTTTCTTTACAGACAGCGACATCGTGCCATTTGCCATACCCCGTACTTTCACTGTACCGTCAGACAACGTTTTGTACTGTACACCTCCCACCGTGACCGTTGCATCCTGTATGGGTGAGCCAGATACGTCCACCACGGTTATCGTTACGATAGCCTTCGGTATATAGTAATCAATCAAATCCTGTTCGGTAAATCCGTCATTTTCTTTCGTAGGAACGGAATCGAAACCGATGGAGTTGTAGAAAGCTGAACTAATCCATCCGCTATCATGGTCAGTATTGCTAAAGAATACAGGAGTTTTAGTTTTATCACCTGTCACATCATTGTTTACTATGGTGATTATTTGCTTTTTGTTTAACAAAGCGGAAACTATTGTAGATTCATTCAGTGTTCCATCAATATAGGTCTTGCCGTTTGAGTTCCTACTATTATAAGCAATACTACCTTTGTCATTGAATACGGCAAACAGCCAAGGTTCAGTAGTATTCAGTCTTTGGTCATAGATAAACTTTCCATCAACAAACGGATTGATAGTTACAAACAACACCTTAACGCCCTGCTGCAAGTTCTCCACAACACCGTAATCATCCACTCCGTCTGTCACTAGGGCGTTGGGGTAGGATGGGATTTGCTCAATTGTGATATTACAGGTATGAGGATAGGAGTTTACTAAAATAGCCCATCCCATATTAAAATTACCTTCTATGGTATTATTTGACGGTAATTCATATTCACCATCTTCCTTTATATCAAAACTTACTAGTGTTCCGCTTGCGTTTATATATTTATAAGCTACCGTTTCATCAACTATACCATCTATTCTAACTTTGAATTTTTTAGCATACGAAGGCACTTTAGTTTCCATGATATTATAAGAACCTAACGCAGAAGTAACAGTCAGTTTATACGGTTCTATGGCTCCATTAAATCTACTTTCTAAAAACCTAGCCCATATACTTTGGTCAGTCCAATTTAATTCATACCCTCCCACACCACTCATTGCCGCGAACAGAAAATTGTTAAGTTTCAGAGGTCTGTTGTTTCCACTGAAATCCTGCAAATAAGGATTAGCTTTTAGTATCTCGTTTGTGGGTACGGATTGTTTTGTAGGTATTTCTTCTACCACAATATTACAATCCACGTCATTCACATTATCACCTGCCAAATAAAATCCGGGATATGACGTATTTGTTGTACTACTGTTAGTATATGAATTTACATCATACTCCCCATCAGAAGTTATCTGAATACTATCATACCCTAATCGTCCTTTCATAGTAAATCCCTCGGGCAATCCTGTCACCCGTATTTTATAGGATTCAACAGTCTGTAACGCAAGACATGGAATTTGCCAAAATGCCTGATTATTGTTGTTTGTGGGAGTGTGAGTTATGATACACTTATTTATATTCTTATCATAAGTTATCTTTCCTCCTAGGGCCACAAAAAGATTTGCATAGGAAACGCTAGGAATATATGTATCCACAGGTTTTGACATATCATACCAAAACACCATGTGTTTTGGTATCCATTCTTCTATCACCTTGTTTATATCGGTCTTTCCTGTACCTGCCGATTTTACAAGTCCAAGTTTTCCTATGTTAAAAAAACCTATTTTTCTCATTTTTCGTCCATTTTATTCCATTCCTCGGATAAAAGCAGCTTCTCAAACTCTCTTGTGCCAGTGTCGTATGTTTCGTAAGGGAAATGGTATTCCGTTCCGTCCTCAGGTAACGTCATAGGCATCACTTCCATAACCTTTTCGGTATGGAGCATATAATACAATCCGTCTGTCGATTGTCTGAAAACGGACAGGTCATCTTCCGAAAACATAATCTCGGCATCTATTTTTGGTACTATGGAAAACTGCATATTATGAATTTTATCTATTATCGCAAAGATAATTAAAAAAAAGTTAAACGTATTGGTTGCATACGGTTTTATGTCGTATATTTGCTGAAAATTTAAAAAAAACATATCTATGAATGTACTGAGCCTTTTCGATGGAATGTCGTGCGGACGGATAACACTTTCCGAACTTGGCATTCCTGTAGAAAAATACTATGCGTCCGAAGTGGACAAGTTTGCCATAAAGGCAACCATGCAGAACTTTCCTGACACCATACAGCTTGGTGATGTAAGAGAACTTGAAGTAAGCAGACTGGATAAGATAGATTTGATAATCGGAGGATCGCCATGTACGAACCTGTCCATGTCCGGCAAGAGAAAAGGGCTTTCAACGAAAGAAGGCATGGAGGTTTTAGACTTGCAAACGTATCTTGAATTGAAGGAGAACGGTTTCGAGTTTGAAGGGCAATCCTATCTGTTTTGGGAATACATACGTATATACCACGAACTTATTGAGCGTGGTGACAATCCCAAGTTCTTCCTTGAAAATGTGGAAATGGGAAAGAAATGGGAATCTGTGTTCAATGAAACAATGGGGAGGAAAGGAATACATATCAACTCCGCACTTGTATCGGCACAAAACAGAAGGCGCATATACTGGACGGATATCCATGACGATATTCCACAGCCGGAAGATAGGGGAATATTGTTAAGGGATATTCTTGAAGAAGAGGTTGATGAAAAATATTTCTTGTCTGACAAGATGATTGAATGCTTGAAGGGCAGGGCAAAGACGGATAATGATCCGACATGTGTTGCGATGCGAGGGCGTGAATCAGCCTGCCTTACTCCAAAAAGAACCGAATATGGAAAACAGATAAGAAAGGAATATGAAGCCGGGATTGTAAAGGAACAGAGAAAGAACATCCAGCAGCTTGAACCTAGGGGAGATGGAAAAACCAATTGCCTTACAACAGTACAAAAGGACAATCTGATAGTTGTTTCGGGAACGATATGTGGATTTGGAGGGAGGCATTTCCGTGGAATAAAATCTGGTAAATCATGTACACTGCTGGCAAGGGCTAGAAATGATGGAAGCTCACAACCATGCGTTATAATTGGTACTCCTAATATTGCCGATATTACAATTCCAAACAAATATATAAAGAAAAATATACGCAGTATAGACGATAAGGCTCATACATTACTTGCTACATCACACAAGGGAGCAATGGCAAACGGTATGACGCTAGTTGATAACGGTAATTTTCGCATTCGTAGGCTTACCCCCACCGAGTGCGCACGACTTCAAACCGTTCCCGAATGGTATATATGGGATGGAATATCCGATACACAGCGTTACAAGATGCTTGGGAACGGATGGAATATAGAAACAATCAAACATATCTTTAAATATTTGGAAAAACAATGAATGTACTAAGTTTATGTGACGGGATAGCTTGTGGACGTATTGCACTAGAGAGAGCAGACATAAAGGTAGACAAGTATTACGCAAGCGAAATAAACGAACCGTCTATCAAGGTTGCACTGGATAATTATCCCGATATAATTGAATTAGGGGATATTAGAAACTGGAACAAATGGGATATACAGTGGGAAGATATTGATTTGCTGATTGGCGGAACACCATGCCAGGATTTCTCACAGTTAGGGAAAGAGAAACTTAACTTCGATGGCGAGCGTTCGGGATTATTCTTTGAATATGTCAACATATTGAACCATATCAGACAGTTTAACCCTAACATAAAATTCCTGCTTGAAAATGTGAAGATGAAATCCGATTGGGCTGATTTGATTTCGTCACATCTTGGAGTAGACTATGTGTATATCAACAGTTCCGATTTCTCCGCGCAAATGAGAGCAAGATACTACTGGTGCAACTGGGAAATACCTGCATGGAAGGACAAGGGAATACTGTTCAAGGACATAATCACGGACGGGTATGTGGAGAAAGACAAGTCATGGTGTATGCTTGAATCATGGAACAGGTTTGCCAAGAACCCCGAATCACTGTTGAGAAGATATAAAAAATCACTTACACCGCTTATATTCAACTCACCCGACTGTAATCCCGAAAAAGGTTTCAGAACGCCAAATATTACGGAAGCGGAAAGATTACAGACCGTACCCGAAGGATACACCAAGTCGGTACAACCACATATAGGCATGGGGCTGTTAGGGAACGGATGGACGGTAGATGTGATTAGTCATATTTTTAAAGGAATAAAATGAGCCCGATAGTTAGTCATATATTCGCATTTCTGTGCGGATGCTCGTTTGTCATACTTGGAGCAATTTATATTGGAACGAAAGGAGATTGAATGGAATAATAATAGACGGAGTGCTCCATGAAATGGTTGAATCATTCAATATAATCGTGGGAAAGTAACGGATAAACACTCCCCCTTACTGATAAACGGCAAGGGGGAGGATTGTGTTTATAACCCTGGACCCATAGAAAGAAGCAATGTACTTCCCTTATATGCAGCACTGTTAAGGCTTACCCATACCCTTGCAGTTCCTGCATTAATCAGTTCCGATGATATTAATATTCTCACCTTCTTGTCAATGCTGGAATTGGCGGATACTGAAAAATTCTCTATTGTTTCTCTTGATTCACCTATAACCATAGGATCTTCAAATTTCTTACTTGCAAACCTAGACATACAACTATTATTACGGAAAGAAATAAGGCTACTCGAACCGTTTCTTACTCTTACGGTAACTTCAATATATCCCATAACGGATGGCATCACTCCACCAAGTATTGTTATGCTTACGTAAGAACCAACTATCTCTATATCTCTTTTACTTACCATTGGTACGGAATATGCTATATGAGCAATATCGGGATCATCCTGCTTCAATATAGCTGTACTAAGGAAAGGATAAACTTCCCAATCACCAGCAGTCATACCCCACGAGTTTACAGTAACCGTAGCGTATCCTGTTCCTATCTTCTTGTCGGCAGTAACACGCCTAGACATCTGACTGGTCTTGTGCTTAACATAGACACCGAAATAGCAATCAGCTATCTCGGCAAAGTCACCCATGTTAAGAAAATCAGTATCATGCCCCTCCGATGGCATCATTATAGCCGCAGAACAGACAAAATTACTACTTGTAAACTGATTGGTAGCAGTATCCGGGCAGGAGAATCTACTTATCGGTGGACTGGCAAGATGGTTGTATCCGTTAAAGTCGGTAAGACGACATGGGAACCTACCACCTGTCGGTGCTGTATATTCCCATCCGTTCATGCTTCCATCTGCGTGTTTTGGCGCATCCCAGTATCCTGCCATTTGAAAAGGTTTGACACCACAGTTCCCATCCCATCCTTGCCACCATTTTTCATTTGGTCCAGGTGCAAGGCTTTCGTAACGTACAGGTTTGTACCGTGCCCACGGGTTTATTTTCCCGTGGGTGTTTGCACAAGCATACCCTAACTCATAACCATCACTAGTAGGACCGATACCAAGGGTGGCGTAAACGTCACCAGCAAGGTTTATCGGGGCTGTAATCTTTCCATTAGAGTGACCCATGTTACTTTTCCTCCTGTTCTTTTACGGTAACATATCCCGAAACAAGCACAGTCTTTCCATGACAGTTAAGGATATCACAACAAATGTCACCTTTGATAACAATAGCATTACTAAAATCCCATCCATCTTTTTCGCTCATGGTATATATTATTCCACTTGCCCATTTATTACATTTCACATTACCTTCAATGTAAATGTCCACTTTTTTATTATTTTCTTCCATATCGCAAATATACTAATTAATTCCTAATCTCTTTTCCAATTCTCTTACTCTTTTCTTTAATCTTGTAACCTCATCATCAACTTCTTGCAAGCCTTTCCACACAACAGGGATAAGTCTTTCATAGTCTATGGTATAATAGTCGTTGAATATATCCTTTACCCACTGGGTGTAACCTCCGGAAAGCAAATCCTGCGCTATAAGACCGTAATTCCAGTTATCATGGTTAAACACTTCGGAATTTTCCTTGGCAACAGCGTTCCAGTGATACTTCACACTACGGAATTTTCGGATAATACCCATAGCGTCATAACCCTGTATATCGGTTTTCAGTCTTATATCCGAAGAGGACGCTTTGGCTGTAATTGCTCCAGTGGCTATGATATTTCCTGCTACGTGCAATTTTTGTGACGGTGAACTAGTTCCTATTCCAACTCCCGTAGTATTCATTACTGCACAAAGAGAACCTCCTGCGTAAAATGCAACTCCTGAGGAACCTTTTAAATCTAGCCAAATACCACCTTTGGAAGTTATTATTGCCGCATTGTCTATATTCCCGTCAATGTTCGCTGAACCATTGAACGGTCTGCCCCACAAAGTTCTCGAAGTAGTAAGCACATCCGCACTAGAAGCCCTACTGTCAGCCAACGTGGAAGCACCTCCTGCCGATACAGCCACAGACGTATTGGATGTGGATTGCAGTCCTCTCCATGCGGAAACGTTAGCACCGTTAGCCCAATATTGGTATTGTATGTGCCCATTGTGGTATGAACCAATCTGACGCACCTGCAATTCAAAATTGTTTGTCCCTACACGTACAAGGCGAATATTATCCATTCCTTTTGCAAATGTAGGAAGATAAAGGCGTGCCGAGTTTGAAACATTTCCTACATTGCTGTCAGAAGCAGAAGGAGCACTTCTCATTTGGAAGATGGCACAGAAGTGGTAATATCTGACTTCTTCCTGTGCGTGATTTCCATAAGCGTACCATATCCTTCCCCAAACCGTTACTGACCTATACGGTCCGGCTCCCGATTCAGAACAAGCAAATATCTTTTTCCAATTATTATCAGTACCACCTAGAGCGAACTGTAATGAATAAGTAGCGGTGGAATTATAATTTCTAGGTATATCCATTATATGCCAATTATCCAGTAAGTCCGCATTCAAATTGGTATTCAATGTAGTAGAAGAACATTGGTAAGGTTGCGTGCCTGTGCCTACGGTGGACACGAACCTGCTCGATTCAGCATAATTACCTATTACAACCTTGTTATCTCGCAGTACGATATTACATAATACATTATTGCTTGAATTTCTTGAATTAATCCAAGCATAGGAACTTCCACCGCCCAATACCAACCGTCTAGCCGAATCCCAGTTTGCAGCAAGATAACCATTATGGGAAGTAATGTTGCTGTGTACATCTAATACCCCTGTTCTTACATTCAGCCACATGGCATTGTTTCCTTGTCTTACACCGCTGGTAGAATCTATCGTAGGATACCAACCAATTCCATACCATGATGCAAAACGTAAGTTCGCATCGGTTGAAGAAGCTGCATCACCACCACCGTGAATCCAAACACCCGAAGTCTTAACCACTCTAGTTGACCATCCGATATTGAATCCTTTGGTATTGTTCATCGTCAAATCCCCTGTCATGATGTCACCTGCTTTCTTTACGTAGCGTCCGTCAGCAATAGACGCATAGTTTTCAGTATGTAATAATCTATGCCATGCAGACGTTATCTTATTAGTAGCATCATGTTTTCCTCTAAAAAACAAGTCTGTACTAGTTCCTCCTATCTGTAATGCAGCAAATTTATTGGAATCCCATAAGTTAGCTAATAATCCATATCCAGCAAAAGGGGCATTATTTGTAGTTTGTTCTGTTGTTCTTATTTCCTTAATTGCTCTTTCAGAATAAGTATTTAAGTCAAAAGTACCATCACTTCTACCTACACTTAATAAGAACCTTTCAGCGTGCAACCCGTCAAGAAGGTCTGCATTAAGATTACCCACAACAGTGTTACTTGCCACAATAAATGGAGCAGTGCCACTTGCTACGATAGATTGTAACGGAATATAGCTTACAACCCTGCCCGGTGCTATGCTGAACAAGTTCCTCAAAGCAGAGCTTGTACAAATACTCTCTACCGAACCTGATATTGGCCTTGCATAAGTCTGGAATAAATGGGCGGCAGCAATATGTCTTATTCTGTCAGGTCCAGCACCACCTACGGTTGTGGCATCTGTATCACTGGAGCTTAAATCGTTTCCTTTAAACAGGACCAGCTCACCACTTTCCGTACCTCCCCAAAATCTTTCAGCAATGAACGTATGGCTATAACTGCCCGGTGCATCTCCCGTAGTTCCGTAGAAATATATGGTATTGGGGGAAGTGGCGTCCCCTATATGCAAAGCCCCACTCATCGTTATGTTACCTACGCCCGTCATATCACCGCTTACATTAGCTGTACCATCAAATGACTGCCCCCATAAAGTCCTTGGGGTTTGCAATTTTTTGGCAGCCTCAGAAGAATTCTGCAAGTTTACAAAACCCGGATTAACATAAGTGCTCCACGATGGTGCTTTTGTATCCGCCCTGTATAGTGTTATATTCGTATTAGCCCCTCCGTTTCGGTCATGGCTGTATAACAGATTGGCTTGTATTATGGAATATTTACTTCCACCATAACAATACAGTTCTATATTTTTCTTTTCCGCATCATGATAGATACGTATGTTTAGCCTATTGATATTGTATGACGCTATCAATAGACCTTCCACTACAGCCGTACCCCCAGTTTTAACAACCAACAGACCAAACAAATCACTAAAGGATGAGTGCAGCACAAAGCAAACGTCTGTCATTGTTTCCGTATTACGTATGGAGTATGTAGCTATTCTACACCATGCAGGTTCAGTGCCTCCTACCGTATATCCGTATTTTATAAGGGCGTTTGATGTGCCGAACGCATGGTATCCGTCCAACAAATCCGCACTTAGATTATCTACGGTTGTATTGCTTGAAACTATCAAAGGTGATAACCCTGTGGCAACAGTTGACATGAATCTAGGTGCTCTTACATCATTTGGAGTGACACGTAAAACCAGCTTGTTGTTATGGTCTACGACACCAAATCCTGCACTATCCGTACTACTTCCTCTAAGGTTTCCTATATACCAGTAGGTGTCATACCAGTTGAACCTTAATCCGTTTCTTATAGAAGTAAACCCACCATCATCGTTCTTGATAACTCCGTTATCTTTATAGATATTGGTAATATCACAATTTTCCACTCCCTTGAATACGATTGCGCCGGAAGTGGAAGCGGATGTAAGGGTTCCAGTCATAGTATCGCCAGCCTTTTTCACCCATCTACCGTCCAATACGGAAGTAGGGATATGACTTGCATCTATGACTTTACTTGAATCAGCCTTTTTCAATTCAGCCCACATAGCGTCAGCGTCAAGTCCTCCCTGCCCAGCCATGTCGTACAGTTTCTTTATCGTGTACGCATTAAACGTATTGTCAAGGTCTGAATCGGAGAAGGTTGTGCCGTCAGTAAGGTTTGCGAAGCTGTAAACGGTATTTACAACACCGCTGCCACCACCGCTACCACCTGTTTTCACGCCAAGAGCAGATACCCAACCGTCCGAGTAGAATCCTACCGTGTTTCCGTCTGTTCTATGCTTCACTCTCAGAGCCTTGTTTGCAGAATCGTAAACAAGTTGGGCATCTCCTATCTGTATATATTCGTTTGCTGTAAGTCGTGCTGCGGAAACGCCACCTGTAAATCCTGCTGAAACGCCATTGAGGTGTCCTTGTTTGTTTATTTGTATTACTCCTACATCTGACGTATCTCCATTAGGACGGAAATAAATCATACCCTCATTTCCATAGCTTGATATGACGGTATTGCCTGTCGTGTTACGGAAAACAGTATTTCCGCCATAAGACAGACCGATACCACTATTCATCAGAATATTCTTGGTAAATGTCTTTTGTCCCGAAATAGTCTGAGCAGTAGTCAAGGTAACGGCATCAGTAATCCCGTACCCTGCCAAAGTGGTAGGATTATCACCAACTGTAACACGCCCGTAGGTGTCTACTGTAACTTTCGTATATGTACCAGCATTCACCCCCGTGGTAGCCAGTGACAATGTGCGGTTTGCGGACAGGTTTCCACCTCCCGTAAGACCAGTTCCTGCACTTATCGTTATGGTCTTGTCCGCTTTCAGTGCAAGAAGTTCGGCTAGGTTGTCGCTTTCCGTAAGACCGTCAAGGAATGCTTCAAGTTCCTTCCATTTGTTGATGATGTTATCGGCATCGCTTCCTTCTAAGAAGTTGTTCAGCTTATTGCTTAACTGTGTTACGGTATTGTTAAGCGTACCTAAGTCCTGTTGTCTTGCGAATATTTCCCCGAATACGGCAGTGATGGTTTTCCCGTCAGAACTAAGTGTCATGTCTGTTACGGCATTTCCACTTCCCGACTGGGTGATGTTTTTTATACCACCACCTTCTTTCGCCATTTTCCAAATCTCGTTTATCGTGTACGCATTAAACGTATTGTCAAGGTCTGAATCGGAGAAGGTTGTGCCGAGATTGGAAAAACCATATACGTTTTTCACAAGTCCGTCACCACCGCTTCCTCCGCTTCCTCCAGGAGATACGCCTAAAGCGGAAATCCATCCTCTGGTATAGAAGCCTATTTCCGTATTTCCGTCCGCATGCTCAAATGTGACTGCCTTGTTTACGGAATCATATACAATCTTTATATCGCCAACCTGCAACGCCTGTGTTTTCACCGTGCCACTTATATTGGCATCTACAGCATAAATGTTCTCCCATCTTTTTGATTCAAGACCAAGTGTGGATGCGTTGTTCACGCTAGGAACTACATTTGCCGTAGACAACTGACCAGTAAATATCTTGCTTGCAGTAACTGTCTGTTCCGTATCAAGCGTTACAAATTTATTGTCAGGAATATGGGATATGTGAATTTTCTTTGTCGGATCATCCTTTCCCAACTCCTGCCACAATTTGTCCGTATTCATTCCGCCTTCCTTGGCTAGCTTCCATATCTCGTTGATGGTATATGCGTTGAATGTATTGCTAAGGTTGGAATCGTCAAACGTCTTACCTAAATCGGCAAATCCGTACACGGCCTTAATCAGTCCGCCTTCTCCACCTCCCGGTTCTCCGCTACCACTCTGTGCGCCCAACGCTGATATCCATTGGTTTGTATAGAACGCTGACTTGCATCGTAACGCTTGGTTTACTTCATCCCATTCAAACCATCCGTTGAACTTCTGAAACGATGCAATAAGGTCATTAAGTAGCTGTTCAGAGAAAATATTTGTTCCGCTTCCCGTACCACTTCCGCCTAATGTTACATTTGTCGTATTCTGTGTTGAAGCGGTCTGATTTTCCTGTGCTAGCCGTTCATAGAAAGACAGTATCTTTCTTCTTGCAATGGTGCATGAATATGACGGGAACATATTCTCCTTGGAATATTTAATCTCCAAAGACTGTATCTGTAACTGCATATCCACTATCTGACCGTTATCAGAGAAATCGAACACGCCTATTCCATCATCCCTTACCTTTAGCATATTTCCTTCTATGAAGTCAATGAAAAGGTTAGGATGCTCTGCGACAAATCCGCTAGATATGTCAAGTGAAACGGTTCGGTTCTCATGGTCATATCTTGATAAATAGTCAAGAGCCGCCTTTTCAAGCGTGTTCTCAGCCATTGTCACATAAGATTCGGGCATGACGATATTCAGAATGACAAACTCCGTTCCTGCCGCAATTGAAGGAGATTTACCATCCGTATAAAGCGGAAGTTTGGCATTGTCGCTATCCGTTCTGTAGCATGATATTTTATATCGTGCCCCCTTATTAAACATGGCAACATCCTCTTCCGTTTCCCCCGTATCACCGTTCACCTCACCGTAAAGAGGAATAATACCGTTTTTGTTTATCTTAAATTCCGTTCCCGTATAAGTTCCTGTACGCATACTGAACACTGCATCCGTCACAGAAGCGTATTTGTAATAGAACCTGTCCTGTGAACCGTCCTGATTACCGAAATGTATGTTACAGGTCATTTCCTCACTAAAGCCTATCTTACAGCTTCCGGCAGGAACGTCAGAATCAAACGTGAACTCAACACGTATGGTAACTGTCGTATTCTGACCTTTTTCTATATATCCTACAAGAGAGGTCTTGTCGTAAGGTATTTCAAGCATACCAGTAGCACCTTCCTCTCCGATAACAACCTCTTTCAAAGGAGAAGCCTGACCCAATACACGGTTCGTAACCATACGTAGATTAATCTTCACCTTTTTCCCTACAGCATCACTTCCTATAGGTAATATACTGAAAAGCATCTTCCCGGAGAATGTGGCAGTAACCTTTACAGGCTGGTCATAATATGCCCTTGTACCATATATATCAAAACTCTCAAAATCCCTGTACTTGTCAAACATAGCATGGGGCTTGTACTGGGGCTGCACGTTGTCATTTATCTTGTCGGATGAATCACCGTCCTCATATACCTTGTACCCTAGGTTGAATCCGGGAGAGGTCATATAAATGAAGAAACTGTCACTATCATCACTCTTTATAGGAGTAGAACCGATAATCTTGTCTATCCGTGTTGCTGCGCTCGCTCCCTCACCTGCCACCTTACCCGATTGAGGATCGGGTTCTCCGTCCGCCTTGTATGTATCCCATTCGGGAAGTCCTGACGGGTACAAATCACCAAGTTTTTTTCCTCTGATGGAAGGATATATCCCACTGAATGTATTTGATATGGTTTTTCCTCTCACACCATAGTTCTTCAATCCGTATTCGCTGTCAATATAATATCTTATATTCCCTGCGGAATCATTCGGAAGAAGGATGTACGGGCAATAGCGTGATTCATCGGCAGGCTTAGCGTCCTTCTTGTATTCGGGAGGAACGTTCCTGCTTCCGCCTTGTGGTATGATTCGGGTTATGACAGGTGTGCTTGTATCTACGGAAGAGGAAACTTTTACAGCACCCCCACCGTCACCCTGCTTGAACGTCCAGTTCACAGACGGTCTAGCCTTATCTGTAATGGTTATTATTCCTCCATTGGCTGTCGTAGAGAAATAATAGTTTAGATAAAACTTGTCATAGAAAAATTTCAATGCTTCAAACAGGTTGGTGCCATCGGTTATGTCAATCATATCCTCTGTCAGTTCGCCTTCTGCATCCACATTAAGCGTCCATGTGCCAATGCCTGTATATCCTGCACCCAATGACGCATTGTAAGATTCTATATTCGCTTCTATACGTGCTGCAAGCTGTTTTGCATCACCCCAAAACTGGAACAGACCGCCATGAGTGTATCTTATCTTATTTATCTCTCCACCTGTTCCGCTTACTATGTCAAGAAACGCCACATTCTGCAAAAGCACCTCCTTACCGTAAAACAGAAGGGAGTATTTGTATTTTCCTGCTTCGTTAAGATTATCTCCCGATGGGGCTTGGTACAGGATGAATGTATTACCGTTATATACGACTGTATCGTATTCCGATTCGCTCTTTGAGTTGTATGCCTTGAACTCTATCGGAACAACGGAAACGACTTCACAAGTCAATTTTCTCACTTCCTGCAAAGACGGGCTGTATGAAAAATCAGCACTCTCCGCAATAACCCTATTTCCTCTTTTAATCTGTAAAATCATTGGTCTTTAAAGCGTTGGTTGGTCAATACTGAAATTTAACGAAAATGTATAGGCGGACACAAGTCGGTCCGGGTTCTGCAAGTCCTGAACGTCCTGATAACTCATCTTTGCACCTGTTTCAAAACCAGTGCATCTTATCACCTGCTTTGCCGATTCCCCCCATATATCATTCCATATAGAGAATGAAGATGAACCGTAAGGCGTACCGGGAGTGGCAGGTATCACATTGGTTATATATGAATAGAACGAACGGATATTCGTCTTTACCGTTTCCACATCTCCCAAAGCGGCAAATGTTATGCTTCCTTCCGTTGGCTGGTAAACAGGCGTGACAGGTTCGTACACCTTCTGACCGTTCTTGTCATACCATTTTTCGGCATAGGCTTCCTTTCTTGTCGGCAAATCCCATAATCCCTTGCTTTCAAGTATATACAGCCTGTATGTGGCATACAAATCCTTTGCCGTATCGCTTCCTTTCTTTATAAAATATTTAGATATAGCCATTCGTGTACATTGTTTATTAGTGCAAAAATAACAAAAATAGTCTTAGAAACCATCTAGTTTTAAAAAATATTTTTCTATATTTGCATCACAATCGGTGCTTTGGATGAGTGGTTTAGTCAACGGTCTGCAAAACCGACAACAGCGGTTCGATTCCGCTAAGCACCTCAAGTGATTGGATTTTTTTTGTTCATAATCAATCTCAAACGCCCTGCCGACTGTGAAGCTAGCAGGGCGTTTATTTTAGTCAATTATAACTTTTATCGCATTTCCGCCTGACCTTGGGGCAATGGAAACGACACTTAGAAGTGCTGTCTTTATCGCCATAGTTGCGGCAAGCTGCTGGGTGAGAACCTCCAACTGTGACTGCTGTATTGCTGTCATGTTCGTTCCTCCCGTTCCTGCCGAACCACCGTTTAACGATACCAACTGACGGAGTAGATCGCTTTGGACAACCATTTCGTATCTCATTCCGTTAAGATAACCCAATGCCTGGTTGAATGTATTCTCGTCAACTCCTGCAATGGCATTGGACAGACCTTCCGCATTTTCCTCTGTTTCGGTAAGCATTCCGCCTAGTGCATTGTTTATCTCATTGACTACACCTCCAGCTTCCGCAAAGGCTGATTCCAATGAACCCATTACATTTCCTAGTATTATAAGTTCATCCTTGTCTATCTTGTTGTCTGCAAACATACCACCTTTACCGTCTGCTCCGAACAATGTGGTCTGTACCTGTTGCATTGCCTTTTCTATGTACTGTTGCTGTACCCAACTCTTAACAACATCTCTCATGACGTCTGCCACAGTATCCTTGTATGCCTTGGCTGCATCTTCCCCTTTCAGCCATGCTTCGACAAGAGCGTCACCTATCTGGCTAGCCCAGTCTTTCAAGTCAATGCTGTACAATTCACTTGCAAGCGTTTCTGTATAATATCTTATCTCATACTCCAATTCTTTTATTGTCTGTTTGTAATCTTCTACTTTTTCTCTATCTGACTTTTTCTTATCTTCTTCGGCAGCAAGAATATCCTTTTGAATCTGCAACTGTTCTTTTAAGTTGGAAACCTGTTGGGATGTCACCTCATCAAGTCTTGCCGGGTCTATAATGTGCTCAAATTCCTTTTCAAGCATATTATAGATATTGGTCAACTTCTTTGATTCAAATTCAAGATTCTCTATATGTTTTTGAAGCCTTTTGTCATGCTGCCTGTTAAACGTAGCGATAACATCAAGCGGCATGGATATAGCCGAGCCTATCGCACCTGCAAAATCACCGCTTTTGAATGAATCCCATGATTTCTTCACTCCTTCATTCATAACGCCCATAGCTTCCGAGAACTGGTTCATCTCGCGCATGAAACCACTGTCAGTATCCTTACCCATAGAATCCATAAGGTTGGACACGGATGCGATTATCTGCTGCATGGCTTTTATGGCATTGTATATGTTGGTTATGATAAAGTCAATAAGATTCACCGTCTGCAAAGCGTTCTGTGCGGCAGCCATCATTCCTTTACCAGTCTTGACAGCTTCCTGTCCGCTCTTATATCTTGATTCGGCTTCCGACTTGGCACTCAACGCAGCGTTGGCAGCTTCTTCATCACCATTCTTCATCGCGTCCTCGTATGCCTTGGAAGCATTTTCGATGTCAGCCATAGCCTGTTGCATATCATTCATGCCTGCCATCATCTTTGACTTTCCTGCATCGTAACGCTTGTTATACAGACCTTCAATACCTTCTTTCATGTACGTCTGCAAGTCAGACTGGTTATTCTTCATCATCTTCTCTATCTGCTTGTCCACACGTTCAAGTTCTTTCATGTATTCCTTTGCGCTGATAGCACCGGATCTAAATGCGCTGTTAAGCATTTCCCTTACCTTGTCAGCTACAGTATTTGCAGCTTCCATAGACATCGCTTCAACAGCACCGAAGAAGTTCTGATAGTCTGTGGTCAGCTTGAACAAGTCCATCTCTTCGCTTTTCTGCAAGGCGGAAGATAAGGATGTGTTGCCCATACCCTTTGCCGTTTCAATCCTTTGACGGTACTTCTCTCTAATAATATCAATCTGTGTATAGTAGTCACCATATTTTTCAAGGTCATTAGCATATTGCTTTGCCATCTCACCAAAGTAGCCTTTCCATGCGTCAATCATTCCTTGTATAACCTCTTTCTGATCTTCTCCGATATTCTTATTCCCCTTAATTGCCTCCTGTATCTGATTTATATACTGGTTCATTGAGGTAAATGAAGAGGTGTCGGGCACAACAGAAACGCCAAGGTCAAGATTCATTCCTGCCAATGCGGATTGCAGATTATTATATATACCTGCCGCAAAACTTTCAGCCATAGTGGATGTGTCACCACTAAACTGAACCGCAAGGTCTAAGGCAAGTTCGGAATCACCCGTTATCCCAAGTATGTCACTGTAAAAGTCATACTTGTTCCTGTATCTGTCAAACTCATCCGTAATTCTTTTCATTACCTTCTTGGCTGCATTAACATAAATTTCAGAGGACAATTCGGCTGCTTTCCTTGCATTTTTAACAGCATCCTGTGGAACACGTGTTTCCAATTCCTTTGCAGCCTTGTTATAATTGTCAACAATAGCCTGTTTGTCATATACAAGGTCTACACCAAGTTTTAACGCCTGTGAACCATATATGGCTTCAATCTGCTTTTTAGCTTCCTCTTTTCCTATGTTAATGCTCAAATCCTTGAACTTGGAATAGGCGGATTCAAGCAATGACAACCTGTTTTTCCAAAGGTCAGCAAGAGGATCTCTTTTTTGTGCTTCCTTCTTCTGTTTTTCTAGTTCAAGATTAAATTGTTTTGCTGTTCCTGTAGCTTTCGACATCGCTTCATTGGCAGCGTTAAACTCGCTTATTATTTGCCTTAATGTTTCAAGTTCTTCAGGGTCTACCAATCCTGTCAGTTCGTATTTATCCCCTACTTTTTTCAGTTTACCCTCTTTGGAAAATTTGTCAATAGTTCTCTGATAGTTTTCTATTGTACTTTTTGAATCCTTATATTCCTTTTTTACGGAATTAAAGAAATCTTCTACAGTCTTTATATCTGACGTTTTGATTGTTATAGTCCACGCTTTTCCTGTAATCTCGTCAAGAGATTTCTTCCATCCTGTCAATCCTGCTTGGGCTTCCCTATCATCAAGTTCAAATTGAATACGCCATCTTTCTTTTGCCAGTTCGTTTAATTTCTTTCTAGCATTTTCCCCTAATTCATTAGCTACTGCAAATTCATCAAGATGTATCTTTAATTGTTTCTGTTGCTCATCAGTAAGGTTCTTTACATCTATATTGCCAAATACATCTTTAAGTTTTTTCTCAGTATATTTTGCAAATAAATTAAATGATGATTCAAGTTTTTTTACTTCATCTGTGATACCCATCCTCAACTTCTCATATTCCTTCAACAATTCCTCACTATCAAAATGGGTTTTGTTCTTGAATATTTCAAATGTTCTCGCATCCCCTGACGTTTCAGCCAAAGAACGTATCTTCTCGACAATAGTAGCTGCCGAAGCCCCTTTGTTTATCAGTTCGGTGAGTTCGTTTCTCCATTCCTTAGTACCCTTACCCATATTTATAATTTCCTTGGATGCCTGTACTATCTGCCCACGAAACTCTTCTATATCCTTACTTGCCGAAGTTAGTTTTACAGACGATTTCTCATAATCTTTAAGCATATCGGAGAATGAATCACCAAATACGCCTGTAGATGTTGCCTTGTCTGCCTTGAACAATATATCCGCATTTTCGGCAGCACGTTTATAAACTTGCTCTAGTTCCGATGCTGACTTTTGCAAATATTCCACACGTGATTTCTGATCATCTATCTTCTTGCTGTTCTGTATTATATACTGCCCCATATTGCCATATTTAGACAATATTCCAGTCAGCGTTTCCTCATACGACTGCAACTGTTTCGTGTCAAGCTGTTCAAGGTTTTCTGGGGTGAGTTTATCGAAGTTTATTTTGTCAAGGTCTTTTTGCAAGTCACTGTATGATTCGCGGAAAGACTTTGCACTGTCCTTTATCTTCTGATTGAACTCTTCCGAGCGTGCAGACATCACATGAAACGCTTCCGCTACAAGCCCTGCAACGGTAAGTATCGTCATAAGAGGATTAGCCTTTATTGTAAGCCACAATGTTTTCAATGAATTTGTCAAACCGAATGTTGCCAGTTTGAATCTGTTCATCAACATTGTCGTTTTTGTCATAGACAACATTCTTGCAGCTTCCGCACCTGTCAGTTTAAGTTCGGTGACAAGAAGATGCCGTTCAGCCTGTGTCAGCATATTCGTGGCAAGAATACGTTTTGCCATCTCTGCCGACATCTTTCCCGAATTAACGGCAGCAGCTATCTCTACGGCAGACAGCTTGGATGCTGTAGCTATCTTCCATCTCTCGGCAGTAGTGAGCGTTCTGTACATCGCAGCCTGTTTAAGCAACTGTGCTTCCCGTAATTTCTCAGCCTTAATTGCATTAGTTGTTGCGACAACTTCTTTCCCCAGCATAGCCGTTCTAGCTAGCTGTAATCCTTTCAACGCGGCATATCCTACAGCAACGCCCTCTATTGCTTTAGAGAAATATCTCCAGTTGTTTATTGCATCGGTTATGCTTCCCACAATTCCTTTCAGAACGGAATCATTCGCCTCGCCTATGTCATTCATCATAATCTTGTATGAATCGGCAAGGTTACTTACCATACCTTTCAAAGATGCGGCTTGTATTTCCTGCATCTTGTAGAATATACCACCATCTTCCGTCATTGTGGTAAACATCTCCCGAATATACTCGAAAGGAATCTGACGTGTTGATATGGCGTTGAACACATCATCAGTAGTTTGAGCCACGCCTCTTACTTCTTCCAGTTTCTTTCTCAATGCGTCCAATGCAGGAATACCAGCTTCTGTCAACTGGCGTAATTCCTGCCCCCTTAACACACCTGCGCTTCTTATCTGGCCATAGGCAAGAATGATACGTCCCATATCAACGCCAAGACCTGCGGAAACGTCCGCAAGGCTTTTCATTGTACCGTACAATTCATTGACAGGTATCTGGAATGCTGCAAGCTGTTTGGTATATCCAACCAAATCACTGAACTGGAAAGGAGATATTACAGCAAGACCCTTAATCTGACTGAATATCTGGTCAGCCCGTCTTGCATCCTGTATGATGGCACGCAATGACACTTGTTGTAACTCGAACTCTCCACGAATGGCAACAAGTTCCTGAAACATATCTCTGAAAAAGTAGAACCCGGCATAAGTCTTTATCGTATTGACAAACTCACGCATCATTCTGCTCTGCTTTGTCAGTTCCTCGGAAAACTCCTTTGAACTTGCAGCATTTTTCTGATTGGTCTGCTGCATCTTTGTTCCATAGGATGTGGCTTCGTTTACAAACTTGTTGTGTTCCTGTATCTTCCTGTTGAGAAGAGTAAGGGTACGGTTATAGTTTGCATCAGTCGTATTAAGTGCATTACGCCTGTTTGTCAATTCAGAAATAAGATTGTTAGCCTGATTGATAGACGTAGGATTGATATTAAGCAATTCATTCGTTGATGTTTTTCTTAAAGATGATTGCAACTTCTCCAATCTGCCCTGCAATTTTTGAATAAGAGCGTCAGCCTTTGTTATCTGATTGCTGTTTAAAGGAATATCAACCTTAAATTTATTCAATAGTTCAAGGCGTTTTTGTATGGCAGCAATTTTCTTGTTCAAGTCCTCAGCACTTCCCTCCGGCATACCAAGGGCAAGTCCAGACTGACCAGAAAGGTATTGTAGATACTTCTGATTAGTCTGCTGCATCTTCTTATTTGCCTGTTCCTGTTTTGTAGCTTGCTTTTCCATCTCCTTCGTCCGTGCAATTTCCATCTCGTATTGCTGGCGTAGAAGATTAAGTTCTCTTTCATCGGAAATAGACAATTTAGGCGCACTGTTAGCTGTAAGGGAATATGCGGTTTTCAATCTGTTCAATTCAGCAACAAGATCATCTATCGCTTTCTTCTGACTTTCAAGATTGGCTTTTCTTGTAGCCATCCCCTTATCTCCGCCTGCATTGCCTAGGTTACGGTAAGTCTTTTCTAGCTTGTCATACTCCCTTGTCGCTTCGACAATCTTGTTTGACAATTCTTCCATCTGAACAAGTATATCCATTTTCTTGTTCGACTTTCCTTTCCCTACCTTGGATGCGTTTTCATTAGCTTTATTTATCTTTTCTACAACCTCGCTAAGTTCTGCGTTCATTTTACCTATATCAGTCAACATAGGCTTAAAGGACATCTCCTGGTTAAAGGTGTCCTGTAGTTTCTTCTGTATATCCTTTATCTGTTTGTCAAGACCTGAATCATCTAGACCGATCTTAAACTTTAATGCTCCTAAATCAATATCAGCCATACTAATAAACTTTAATTATGGCAAAAATAACAAAAAATAAGCATAATTATATGATTGATAACAAGTAAAAATATATTAGCATTTTTTAACATATTAAAAATAGTAAATAAAGCCAATTATACTATCTTTGCATTGACTAATTTTTATAACTATGGCTGTAGAAGAAAACAAAGTAACGCTAGTAGGCGTAAATAGTGCTAGTGTCATGTTCAGTAATGATGCTAATGCTGAAAAACAGTATAAAGTAAAAGCAAATGTAAACGTATCAGATGGCACTAACATCAATTCATTTGATAGCGGAGTAGTGAAATCTCTTGAGTCGGAAAATATGTTAGCGACTTTTTATTTCAATCAGGGGGGAGGTATAAATATAAACTACAATGACCACCCGGAACTGGATACCCAGATCGCTGTAATTACCATTATCAACTCCTTTGTTACCGATGTAAAAAGCTACATCAATCAAAAAGGAATATCAACAATTTCGCTTTAAAAGAAGAAGATATGACAAACCAAGAAATGTTTTTAAAGAGATTAACTCTCTTGAATATCCCCTTATCACTAGAAGGGAAGGAACTTCCATCAGAACTGAAAGCAAAAATCATGCTTATGCGTGTCGCTTACGACAAAGCTGCAAAAGCATTCGATGATGATATGCAACAGGTTCTTAAAGAAATAAAGAAGGAAGGATATGACGAGCGCGCACAGAAAATCAATCGCATGAAAGAGATTGACGGTAAGGAAGATGCAACAAAAGAGGAAAAGAAAGAAGCAGATGAAATTAGAAAGACCGAAGAAGATTTCAACAAGGAAACAGAAGAGCTGAACAAGGCATACTCCGAAGCATACCAAGAGAAAATGAAAGAGGAATGTGATATGAAGCCTAGATACTTCGCCTTTGAAGGATTCGCTAAAATCATTGAACTTATTGGTACTGACGGTGCAATTAAAGTGAAATGGAACTCTCCCGAAGCATTGGAAATACCGAAGGAGGAATTTATCTCGCTTATCGCAACAAACTTAGTAGATGAATAAGCCGTTTTCTATATTGCTATTTTTTTTGTTACTGTCGTGTTCTTGTTCACGCAAGCTACTTCCATCTTCGACAAATACAACTATAGTAGATCACAACACGACAGTAACGGAAAGAATAGTATGGCAATCAAAAATAATAACTCTTCCAGTAGAACACATACAACATACAACATTTGAAGATAGTTCACACTTGGAAACATCATTAGCCGTATCAGACGCTAAAATAATGTCGGATGGCAGGCTTTTTCATAGTTTGAAAAACAAGAAAGACTTTCTACAAGACAGCATTCCATCCTTGGAAAAAGAAACGGTAGTGACGAAAGATTCGATAATAACCGTGGAGAAAATTGTAGAAGTAAAGGTAGAAAAGGAATTGTCTAAATGGCAAAAAATACTAATCAATCTTGGATACATAGGTATCGGTTTCATATTGTTTTCAGGTTACAAAATAGTCCGAAAGTTCGTGTAACTTTCGGACTTATTTTATTTATCTACTGAACTAGGTACTGGACCACTATCCTTTTTCATCCGAAGAATCACAGGATCGGTAATGTTATGGTAATACCCATCTGTATATTTATACACGATAGATAATTATATACAGTTAATTATACACTTATATAAATACCTAACAATTTTTGTTTCTACATATCGCTGGATTTTATGAATATAGCTCTCATGCTTAAATTTGTCCATAGATTTTGCCCAGATTGTTGTACTTGTAAATTAACACGAACCATTTTAGATATACCTGTAACAAAATCTTCAAAGGCAGATCCAACGGTTACATAAACAGTCTTAGTTTCTTTACCAGAAAGTATTATGTCTGATGTCATAGGATTCATGTCTATTCCTGTAACAAACTCAGCATTATAATATCTAGATACAGAATCGCTTCCACCTGAATTAAGAGTACCGTTAACTTCTATACGAAATCTATATTGTTTGGTTATGTTAGTATTCCCCTCTCTTTTATTAGTAACCGTAAACTTAAATAAAATATTTGAATATTTAGTATAGATATCAAACGGGTTACTAGGATTTATGCCAGCAGTAAGATCATGCCAATTCATTTGACCATAATATGCAATACCGTTAAGAAGAGCAGATATTAAAGGTTCATTTACTATTCTAAATATCATAACAGGATAATTGTCATTATCCCAAGGAATAGGAACGCTCATAGGATATGATTCATCTCGTAGGTAAAAAAGTGCATAAATATTTCTCCCAATATCAGATTCAGAAAATCTAAATTCTATTTGAGTACCCATTCCTCCGTTTTCAATAGGCGTACTAGCCAAAATAGTTCTTATAACAGCAGGAACAGGCATAGTAGTAAGCGGATTTTGATAATACAAATCAACAGCTAATTTAAGTTTAGAAACTGTATGGCTTAACGCATAATCCAAATCACTAAGGACTATACTATTGTCTGAAACTTTCGTATAACGTACTTGATATAAATATACCGTCTGAGCTTGATAATTTACTGTAACAACATCATCTTTAATTACGCGCGTCCTTAAAAACGTTTCCGCATTATGATAATACCCATCAAAATCCAATAGCCTAAATGGTTCGCTATTTCCACCTCTTGGAGGCTCATATTCATAAGATGTATTATTTTTGTAACTAGACAATACATCCCCATTGACATTTACGTTCAACCCGCAATTAGCATTATTATCACCTTTCCACCAAGTATCTAATTTTAAGTTTATAGCCATATCAGCATATCTTACAGGCTTTTTCTTACTCCATTTATTTATTTTCCCATGCGTATTTGCGCACGCATACCCTAATTCATAACCATCACTAGTAGGACCGATACCTAGAGTAGGATATACATCACTGTCCAACCCTACAGGTGCGGTGATTTTACCGTTAGAATGACCCATAGGCTACACCTCCACAAATTTATTGCAGACGATATTGCCGCCTAAAGCCAAACTACCCGTCACACGTACATCACCATCAATAATGATAGCTTGTGACAAATCAAACTCTTTTGGTAAATCACTACCATCTAAGGCTATTATCTCATAAAGCCCCTCTGTCGGGCTAAAGCCCCTCTGT